GATATGGGTAATTTAGATTATTACAACAAACTCAAAGTCGTTCCTCAACAGGCACTCCGACAAATTCAGTCAGGAAGACTTAGAGGAAAACACGACATCAACCCAATGTGGCGCATAAAGGCAATGACAGAGCAGTTTGGTGTGTGCGGAATCGGTTGGAAGTACGTAATCACCAAGCAGTGGACAGAGACTTTCGGAAGCGAAGTAAAAGCCTATTGCAACATCGACCTCTTTATCAAGGTGAACGGAGAATGGTCAGATGCCATCCAAGGAACAGGAGGTTCGTCAGAAGTTTCAATGGAAAGCAAGGGTGCATACGTATCTGATGAATGCTACAAGATGGCACTCACAGATGCCTTGTCGGTTGCTATGAAGGCACTGGGTGTAGCAGCAGACGTTTATTTCGAGGCAGGAAAAGACATCATAGATATTGATAGCAAGTATGGTGCTCAGGATAGTAGAGCAGCGCAGCAGCAGACACAGGCTCAGCATCCAACCGCTCAGGCAGCACAAGCCGTACAGCAGCCAGCAACACCCCAGTATCACACAAATGACTTGAACGAAGGATTGGCATACCTTAGCAGATGTGTCACGAAAGACAATCTGATATGGGTAGTTCAAACATACAAGCCGCTCACCGTCAACCCTCAGTTCATGCAAGCAGTATCAGCTAAGAAGAAAGAATTAGGATTACAATAATATGACAGAAACAACAAAGAAAATAACCCTAAATGTGCCAAAGGTCACATTCATTGAGGAGTCTCATCAGTACTTCATTGGCAAGAAGGAACTGAAAGGAGTAACGGGAACGCTCATCAAGAAAGCATTCCCCGACACCTATAAGAACATTCCGGAATCGGTATTGATGAAGGCAGCAGAGCGAGGAGGTCTTATTCACAACACTTTTGAAACCTTCTGTTCTATCTTCGATGCAGACATCAAGCAGTACCCGAACCCTACAGAAGAGCTTCAAGCCTTCCATAACATGTTAGTCTCATTCGGTTTACATTATGTCGCATCCGAATATCTCGTTACAGATGGAGAGAACTTTGCATCTGCTATTGATGGTATCTTCGCTGATGATGAAGGCAACATCTATTTGGTAGATTACAAGACCACCGCCACCCTCCACTACGACAATGTATCGCTCCAGCTATCCATCTATGCAAGATGGTTCGAGGAGCAGAATCCTGACTTGAAGGTGAAGGAGATTGTCTGTATGTGGTTCAAGAACGGACAGAGCAAGTTCCAGCCGCTACCTAGGGTAGCAGATTATCAGATTGACGATTTAATCAACGCTTATCTCGCTGATGATACAGACTATCAGTATAAGGTGGAAGTTCCTGAGCAGTTCTCAGCACTAGAGCAGGAGTACAGATTGATAACCGCTCGTATGGATGCCCTGAAAATCAAGCAGGATGATTTGAAGGAGCAGATGATGAAGATGATGGAAGCCAACAAGCAGAAATCCATCAAGACCAACATCGGTTCTTACTCTTATGTGGCAGCTACCACCAAGAAAACCTTCGACACGAAGCTGTTCAAAGACACGGAGCCAGAACACTACGAGTACTATCTGAAGGAAACGACCACCAAGCCATCAATAAGAATCAAACTTAATTAAGTATAGATATGAACGTTAAATTTACTGGTAAAATTATTGCAGCAGGGCAAGTTCAAATGGGAACTTCCCAAAACGGAACCCAATGGAGTTCCCAAGAGTATGTTATTGAGGAGTTGAATGAGCAGTACCCTTCAAGAGCCGTTATCCAAGTTTATGGTTCAGACAAGATTCAGCAGTTCGGCATCCAAGTAGGTGAAATCATCACAGCCAACATCGGATTGAAGGCACATCAGTCTAGAGACGGACGATGGTTCAATCAGTTGGATTGTTGGAAGGTGGAGCGACCAAATGGTCAGCAGCAGGGACAGATGGTACAGAGCCAGATAGGTCAGGTTCCTCAGCAGCAAGCAGCCAACTATCCACCTCAGCCAGCACCTATCCAGCAGCAGATGCAGGCTTTTCCCCCTCAGGTTAATGCAAGCGGTCAACCTATTCAGCATAACGCTCAATTTGCAGGTGGTCAGCAGAAAAGTGGTCTCCCATTCTAAGCATTAATATATAAGGTATGGAAATCCATCTAGTAAGAACCTCCACTGGTCTTCGCCCCTACACGGATGATGATTACGAGGAAATGAAAAAGATAAAGGTTGGTTCCATCGTCAAGGCAAACATAGTTCGACCAAGGAACATCAAGTTTCATCGCAAGTTCTTCTCCCTTATCAGAGCAGCATGGGATTGTCTAACCGAGCAGCAGCGCACAAACCTACGTTCTATAGACACTTTCCGTGAGCAGCTTCTGATAACATCAGGATTCAGCGAACCGCTTTACGACCTCAACGGACAGAAGTTCTTGGAGCGAGCCAAGTCTATCTCCTTCGCCAAGATGGATGAGCCAGCCTTTAATGAAGTATATAATAGAGTCTTAGACACCATCATCACGATACTCTATGCAGATGGTGTTACAGAAGACGAATTTAATAAAATTTTACAAAATTATAGTTGATATGACACGTAGAAACGAAAAGCGCAACAACAGACGCAATAGCCGTCAGCGCAACAACAACCCAGAGTTACCACCATTTGCACAGATGCTTTTCGGAGCAATCGTTGGCAAAGGTGTAGACATGATTGCCAAGAAGATGGCAGAGATTGCCGAGGAAGAGACTCCTGATATTCATGCAGAAGGCATCAGCAATCAGGACGTTACCAACATCAATAACGGAAAGGCAACCTTATCTAAGTTGCGCATTCCTGCTGATGGTTCGGCAGTAGAGTACCCTATCCCTGATAACCTCCAGTTCTTCTTCGCTGAGGATGGTAAGTTGATGGTTCGTCAGAAGATTGAAGGAGACGAGAATCCTACTGATGCAGGGGAAGGCAAGCCTATCACTTACGATGATATTTGCAAGAAAATGTTCTTGGGGAAGCATATATTCTTTATTAATGGTAAAGGTATAGAGTTCACAAAAGCACACGATGAGAACTATGATGATGTTGATAACAGTACTAGCTCTGCTCAGGCAAGACGAATGGCTGCATTCAACAAGTTGCAGAACATCGCCAAGTATCTCAATAATGGGTGGCAACCTAACTTCACAGATGCTAGACAAAATTGGTATATCTCCAAAAAACGAAATGGAGAATATAAAGCTATGTTCAGCTACTCAGATAATTTTGGAGTTGTTTTCTTTAAGAGTAAATGCCTTGTAAATGAAGCCATCCGTCTGATGGGTGAAGATTATCTCAACGACCTTTTCTCAACTGACTGGTAATGGCAAGCTACGCTGAAATCAAGGCAAAGCTACAGCAGGAAGGCAAGAAGATACGCAAGTGTTCATCCTACGATGAACACAACTTGCAAGCCGCAGAGGTCAGGTATATCCGTGGGGTATATCCTGACCTTGAAGGAGTCTTCTTTGCCGTTCCTAATGGTGGCAAGCGAACCTCCCGACAAACCGCATGGCTTAAAGAAGAAGGCATGAAGGCAGGAGTATCTGATATGCTGCTTCTGAAGCGCACCTCCCAGTACGGTTTCCTCTGCATAGAAAACAAAACACCGAAAGGTAGGCAGGAACCCGAACAGAAGGTATTCCAGTATGAAGTAGAACGACATGGTGGCAAGTACATCATCGTCCGCTCTATAGATGAATTTATCCAAGCTATCGACAATTATTTAAATGGTGAACTATGACAGATGAAATCAAACAAGCCATCCAGCTTCTAGAAGAGAATGGCTACAAGATTACCGCTCCACCCAAGGAAGTTAAAGACGAATATACCTTTGAGCGAGCATGGAACCTCTACGAAAAGAAGGTAGGCTGCAAGGCTAAACTGGAAAAGAAGTGGAACTCTATGAGCCAGAAAGACCGCAAGGCAGCTATAGAGTACATTCCTCTCTATGTAATCTCACAGCCCAACAAGCAGTACAGAAAAAACTTCCAAACCTTCCTTAACCAGCGAGGATGGGAAGACGAACTCATCGGAGCAACACCACCGCCAGCATCCGTTAACGAGAATCCTTCAGAAATCAGTCAACTCATCGCAAAGACGAAGGCTGAACAGAACGTAACAAATGCGGATAAGGACAACGTTTTCAAGACACGCATAATAGGTATGATAGAGCTTCTGCAAAAGAATCCTCATAGCCTATGCCGAAAGCAGTTGGAGATATATCGTGATAACGGAACCTTGGAACGCTTGGGCATCCAATGGAATCCATAAACCACAAATCTGTTTACAAAAATGATAGCAATCAGTAAGTACAACAAGCAGCATCCTCTCAGAGTCTTTGAGGCATTCGCTGGCTATGGCAGTCAGAGCCTAGCCTTCAAGTACCTCAAAGATAAGCATCCTGAGTTCGACTTTAAGGTTGTGGGCTACTCAGAGATAGAGCCATCAGCCATCCAAGCCTACGGACTTCTGCACGGAAGAGACATACCTAACTTCGGAGACGTGACAAGGATAGACTGGAATTATGTTCCCGACTTCGACTTTATATCATGGTCTTCACCTTGCCAAGATTTCTCCAATGCAGGACTTCGCCAAGGAGCAGAGGAAGGAAGCGGCACACGCTCATCCCTTATCTTTCAGGAGAAGAGAATGCTGGCAGTAAAGAAACCGAAGTATGTGATGCTAGAGAATGTGAAAGGTCTACTCACAGAGAAGATGAGGAAGTACTTCTTCCAGTACCTCAAAGACCTTGACTCCTTCGGTTACACCTCCTTCTACAAGGTACTGAATGCCAAAGATTACGGAATCCCTCAGAATCGTGAGCGCATTTTCGTAATATCCATCCTACGCACAGAAGACGAGCCGAACCCAGAGTATCACTTCCCTTCTCCCATTAAACTAGAGACAACGGTTGAGGACATCTTGGAAGACAACGTATCTCCCGAATATTTCCTATCCCAGCCCCTTCTCGAAAAGTATCTCACCAAAGCAGACATCAATGAATCAATCGAAAAACTCTACCCCGAAGATAGCAATACCGAAAACTGCTGATGGATGCTCACCAACCATCACATCATCGTTTAGCGCAGGAATCAGCATAGCCAATCTTCTTGGTGTTGACCATTTCCCTAAGGGGGGGGTACTGATAATCAAAAAGTTACAAGCAGAAAACTCCTCATCAACTCAGACGTAGATGGTTTAAGTAGAACCATCCGTACAAGTTATTATAAGGCTGGTTTTGCTAACTATATACATAACGATGGCAGAGCAGCCAACGCAGTTTTAATCATCAAGAAATTATAATGTGCGACAAAATTATAAAGCTAGCAAACCTCCAAATCAAAGGCAGGATAGAGCAGCAGACCAGAGTCTACTCCACCAAGGGAATCTCCCCTACTCTCAATTCTGCTATGGGTCACGGAGGTAACTGCATCCCACTATTCTTAATCGTCAAAGAGATATGACATTCGTAACCATAATGAACAAAGAAATCATTCACACCGCACCAAACGGAAAGAAATACTCCATCCAAATCAGAAAGTACACTCCAAGAGATTGTTTCCGACTGATGGGAGTTCACGAAGCTGATATAGACAAACTCCTGAGCAAGGAGAAGACTGGTCAACTCATTATCAGCAAGAGCAAACTTTATGCCCTAGCAGGAAATTCAATAGTAACCAACTGCCTGACCGCCATGTTCGAGGAACTGATATTCCCTTCAGGGAATCACTACCACGACAAGACTGGTCAGCTATCACTCTTCTAGCTTATGGATATTTTTGGATATATCAAGATAGGCAAGCGTATCAGCAAAGCGCACAAAGCCATGTTCACCAACAAGACCATGGTAATATGGTACAAAGGCAACCCAATCATCGGAACAATGCACGATGGCTTGTGGTATCAACAAGACTTGAACGGAATGTTGGAACTATTAATGTTCCAGTCCGAAGTCACACACGTCTCATTTTTACCTTCGCCAAATGAAGACAGAGAAAGAAAAAATCCTAGCCATCATCGCAGAGATTCAGGCAGAGCGTGAAGCTGCTAACATCGTGCCGCCCCACGTCCTCACAGCCGAAATCATCAACAGAGGATTCCAGCATCCTTATAAAACCCTCAACGAGTTATGCGCAGAAGGTAAGATAAACTGGTGCCGCACCCTCAACGATATGGCATTCACTATCAGAAAATAATAAATCAAGAACAATATGAAAATTATAACGCAGAAAGAACTGGCATCCTTAGCAGGAGATGCTTTTGAGAATGCCTACAAGCATGGTTTTTATACTGAGAGCACAGAAATAGAAACCGCATTGATGCTCATCATCACAGAAATGGCAGAAACTGTTCAGGCAGACCGACACAATCGCCACGGAAGTATCGAAGACTATGAGAGCGAGATTCAGATGGGCAGAGATATTCCTACCGCCTACAAGAACGCTCTTGAAGGAACGGTTGAATCCGAGTTCGCTGATATTGCCATTCGTATCTTATCTCTCTTGGGATGGATGAAAAGCAATATGCTGATTAAACTAAAAAGCGATTCTAGCCTTGCTGACAAATATGAAGTTGCCAAAATTCAATATAAGGTTCAAAACACAATCAATAAAGGCAGTATCGCAAAAGATTTGTACCGACTCAACGGACACTTTAGTAGGTTTGTTGATAATGAGTCTTGCAGTTGGTTTGTATCAGATACCCTTCAGGATATACTCATGAGGGTATTCGCAATCGCCCACAATCACAATATCGACCTGATGGAGTACATCAAGTTAAAAATGAAGTATAACGAATCACGTCCGTATCTTCACGGATGCAAATATTAGGAGGATAAAATTATGTTTGGAATAGAACAGATTTCAAGAAGGTGCTTAATGACTTTTAGTGATGGCAGCAAGCTACAAGTTACCATCTACATTCCAAAGCCCACCAAACCCATCTTCCCTGAGCAGATGGAACGCAATATCATCGAGAATTTTAACAAATCGCAACCTCTTGCAGTAAACAAGGTTGTTAAGTGTCACATAATGAGGAATTAGTTATGGAAGATTTACCTATTGGGTCAGAAATCATCTTGAAGGTGGTAGAAAGCGAGACAGAAGAATGTAATGGTTGCTTCTTTGACGAGATAAGCAGCAATATTTATGAAAATATCTGCAAAGATATTTGTTGTGCCGCAATCGACAGAAAAGACGGAAAGAATGTTCAATTCAAAAGAATAAAATAATATGGAAGAAAAGATTAACATAGCGGAGATACTAAAAAATAAGCCGCAAGGAACTAAGCTATATGACTTGTTATATAATGTAGATGTAGAGTTAGATACTATCAGTACTACAGATACAGAAACAGTAGTTTGGTGTACGAATGAGACTGATAATAATACTACTTGCCATCGTGGTTATTCCGAATTTGGTACAGTAAGAGGTTATCCTGATGGTTTACAGATTCTCTTTCCTTCTAAGGAAATGCGTGATTGGGCAAAGTTTTCTTGGAAGAAGGGAGATGTACTTATCAGTGATTGCGGATTTGTGTGTATTTTCAAAGAATGGGCATCTGATGACTATACAAGGTTCAACGGATGTTATTTTGATGGCATGCCAAATGCAAGAACGGCTAAGTATAGCAAGTTAGATAACGATACTGCCTATGGTTATATCAGAGAGCTTGAGAATAGATGTGGCGGTAAGTTAAACCTTGAAACTTTGGAGATTGAAAAGCAGCTTGAGTTCAAGGATGGGGATATAGTGTTTATGAAAGGAATTAAAGGTGGATATTTTGCAAATTGTATTTTCATCTTAAGAAGTGAATATAAAGATGGAGACGAAAGAGCTTTTTACTATGCTTTCTATAATGCTGACGATAAATTTACTATAGCTGAATATGGTTATACAAGAGTTCATTATAGTCTCCGCCCAGCAACTGACTCTGAGAAGCAGCAACTCTTTGATGCTTTAGCAAAGAAGAACAAACGCTGGGATAGTGAGAAGAAACAGATTGTGGACTTACCTAAAAATTGTGAGTTTAAGCCATTTGATAAGGTATTGGTTAGACAACGAGAAACTGAGGAATGGCGTGCAAATATATTTAGCTATATAGATAAGACTGATGAATATCTTGACCATGTATGTGTTAATGGTAGATGGGAGTTCTGCATCCCTTACGAAGGCAACGAATCATTGTTAGGTACAACTAAAGACGTGGAGGGATAGATATTATTAGAGACGATGTAAAGATAATTATAACACCAACTGGTGTATCACTTAAAGAAGTCTTGACTAAAGAAGTAGTTAAGGCGCTCAATGAAGAAGCTTCCATCTATATGAATTATGAAATCCCAGAAGTAAAGCTTAGAGGCAACCCTCCTAGTGGCAAGGAAAGCCGTAGAACTAGAAGAATGTTAGAACTTAGAAAAAGAAAGGGCAGATTATGATAGATGATAAGAAAATAGAAGAAGCTGCAAGACAACATGCGATGGAAGCTTTTGTTTCAGAATATTGGCAAGCTTGCTATAAAGAAGGTTTTGTGGATTGCGCTAAGTGGACTATCAATGAGTTCCTTAAGGACTTATGGCATCCTGCTAGCGAAATGCCTGATAAAAATAGAACATGCTTGGTAAGAGTTGTTTATCATCCTAATCATGGGATGTTTCAAGATGAAGAAAGAATAGAACAATCATCTTTTCACGATTTTGGATGGTATGATTACGATTTCAAATATATTGGAACTAATTATGATATTATTAGCTGGCTCTATATTGATGATTTACTTCCAAAGGAAGGAGGTGAACAATGAAAACATTTATATTTGATGTTATGCTCGACGGAAGATTCATCTGCACATTAAAGTATAAATATTGTGCGCTCTTCCCGATAGATTTTGAAGATTTAGAGAAGTTCGTCCTCCAAAAGAGACCTACTTTGAAAGGTAATGATTTTAGAATTGTATTTTGATTATGAAACAGAAATTATTAAATATCAAGCACAAGTTAATCGCTTTATGGTGGTTCTTAACAAGAAAGAACTACTACCTTCTGTCATACAATGGCAGAGTAGGTAAGACATTGGAAAGCACTAATATTGTAATTCCCGAGTTCATTGAATGGGTAAGAAAGAAGCATGGTGTTCCTACCAACCATGAGATAATCATGGAGTTGAAGAATATCGGCAACCTCTGTAGAAGCACAGATATTCTTGCATATAATGAGATTAAGGCATTGATTGAGAAACTTGAAAAGTAAAGCGTATGGATAAGTTAGAATACATTCCAGGAGATTTGGTAATGACCAATGGAGTATCTGGAGGTACTGCTAAAGATGTTGTTTACAGAGTAGTATTATCAGACCCATCAAGGATTTTTGTGTTAGATGATGGAACAGTTCTGAAAGGTATTGTTCGCTTAGAGAACCTCGAAGATGCAAAATTAGAAGATGAAGGTTATCTTTATTATGGAAGTAGTTATGTTTATTCTAAGGACATTATTCCGATTCACCTTACTCCAGAGATTCTAGAGAAGAATGGGTGGGAAAAACCTGATGGTTTTGATTCATATTGGCTTAACAAGATAGGATTGTTACAAGAGGGTGATACATGGCATTCTGCTTTAGGTAGTACAAAAAATGCTATCACTCTTGGTAATATTCTGTATGTTCATCAACTCCAGCACCTTCTCTTCGGTCTAGAACTTAACTCAGAAATGGAGGTGTAGGTGTATGGAGGTAGTAAAAATAACTAAGAAAGTCTACAAAGCGGTAGGGTGTGAAAAAGGACACTTATTTGGAACGTTTGCTCATTTTAAAGAGTTGAGAGAGAGTTCTAATCTGTCAGTACAAAAGACTTGCTTTTGCTGTAGACACAAATTCCAACCAGAAGATTTTATTTCTTTAGCGTGTTTTGACAAAGGCATGGGAAACAAATTTCTTTGCCAAAAGTGTAAGGATATAGCATTAAAAGATTTAGGTGATAAAAATATTTTTTTACATTAGTTTATAACGCCTTCGGGCATAAATTTAAAAGATATGACAAAAGAAGAATTAGAAGCAAAGGTGCAAATACAGAAAGACATCATCAGTAAGGCAAAGAGTCAGATTTGTAAAGACGTGGAAAAGTATATTGAAAGTCTTCCATACAAAGTTGATGATAAGATAAGCTGTATTAGATGTGATGTTTGTTGGATTTCGAGCATCAGACCTAACGGAAGTACTGGACTTGTTGAGATAAGAGTAAACCCTGCTAAGAAGGATGGTACTCGTTCAAACAGAGAATTTGTACTAAACGGCTACAATAGAGAAAGTATCAAGAAGATTGATTAACCATCCTGCAAAGGATATAAATAAATAGTAATATGAAAAAGATTATTTTGGCAGGCTTAGTCGTTGCAAGTTTGTTCGCTTCTTGCTCTAGCGAGAAGACTTTTAAAAAGAAAGATGGCTCTACGATTACAGCAAAGCCTTATGGCTGGGCTAGTAAGGAAAACAAAGTAGAAGGTGTTAACTACGAGTTGAATGCTCCAGATGTTGTAGCATCTATCATCTTTGCCCCATCTGTTATCGCTCCAGTTTTGCTGACAGCTTACGATGTATGGGAATCAGTATCATATACTGAGCCATCTAAGTAATCAACCACCCTCTCTTGCAATAAGGAGAGGGTAAAAAGAAGAGAATATGGCAGAGATTATTTACTTTGGAACAAATGGGTGTTCCGGTCATTATCCTATCGGCATCGACAAAGTTCTGACCTCGGCAGAATATGGAATGTGGTGCGAATGCGATAATGAAACTTGGACAAATAATATCCGAAAGAATCCTGGTCGCCATCTCATCAAGCATCACGGAGAGGTTTATACTAATTATGGTGTTCCGTTCTCTGTAGATGACGACAGAGGTGGTAGTCATACCGAACTGTTTTGGAAAGGCATTCATACAGAAGAAGAAATTATCAACTTGATAAAGAATGATTCATTCTTATCAAAGCAGTTTAATCTAAAATAATATAGTTATGGCAAAAATGAATGTAACAGAAAAGGACTTTGAAGCTTTCTTTCAAGCAACAGAATCCCTTATGGCTATGTCTGGTACTTTAGATGAAGGCTTTGATGAAGAGGCTTATGCTATAAACAGACAGTTCAAAAGTTTCAAGCGAAGATACTTAAAGGCAAAGGAGGATAAGAAATGAACAAAGAAAAAGCTATCAAATATATTAAAGCAGCCCAAACCGCTATTGATGAAGCGCCATATCCATGTACGACAAAGGCTAAATTATTGTTAGTGGAGGCACTTAAAGAGTTGGAGGGTGATATGACAAAATTTAATGTAGTTAGATATTGGGATACATATCCCGATGGAACTGTTGCAACTTGCGATACAGAAGAAGAGGCAGAAAAGATATGTAATGAATATCGTAGAAACTGCAAACCTATGTACGACTATTTAGTCAGAAAGGAGGGTGAATAATGACTAGAGAAGAGTTAAGAAATAATTACGAAAAAGAAATCTGTGAGTTATGCTGCCGAGAGTATTATACTAGCAGAGCACTCCCAGAATCACTTTGCGAAGGTCAGTTTTGCGAAGAGGCAGAAGATAGTTTCGCAGAAGAACACAATATAGAGTTGGAGGATTGATAATGAATCGTAAAGAAGCAGCAGAGTTATCGCCATTTATTAAGGCGTTTGGCGAAGGAAGGATTATCGAATTTTCTAGTATTACTGATGTAAGTAAAGCATGGAGAGAAGTTACAGATTTTCCTATTGGAATGATTAAAAATTTCAAGTTCCGAATTAAGCCAGAGAAAAAGTTCCGTCCATTCAAGGATGCAGAAGAGTGCTGGACTGAGATGCAAAAACATCAGCCGTTTGGGTGGGTAAAAGACAGAAATGGTAGTGCATTCGTTATTGAAAATGTAGATTCAAGAAATTTTGTCGAAGTTTATGGTGATGGTACATGTGCTTTTAAGGAAGTGTTTGAAAATTACACCTTTGTAGACGGCACTCCATTTGGTATTAAAGTGGAGGAATAGATTATGATTCAAATACACAAACACGATAAGGCTGAATTGTATTCTATATACGGTTTCTTCATTGACCCCGACAAAGATGTATGGGTTAACAAGAAGCAACTTATGGAATTATACAATGAGATTAAGAAAATAAAAGATAAGGAGGAATAGCTATGGCATGGGTATGTGTTAATAGTTTTGGTACAGAACTTATATTTGAAACAGAGCCTCACAAAGCTGTATATAGCTGGAGAGACGATTATGGTTCTTGCAAATGCATAGAAATACCACAAGGTAGCATTAAGAAACTCATCGGAAGAGAATTATCTTGGAGCGATGAGCCAGTAGAACTTAAAGAAGATTGATATGGAAGAATTATTAAAGGAATTATTGGATGTATATATTCCAGTATTAAATGCTAATTGCAAGAAAACGTTTGCATTCACAGATGAATACGTTCCTCCACCCACAAGGAAGGAGAGACGTAAACGTGAAAGAGAACTTAAAAAGAAGTTCCCTCTCGATTTGAATAAGTTTATAGAATCATACAGAACTTAAAGAATAATAGTTATGGTTAAACCTTACAGAATCAAGCATAAGGCTAGCGGATATTTTTACCAACGTTACAACGGAAGTAACCTTGGTAAGAAAGGCAAGGTGTATATGAATAATCAATCACCACTTACAATGTGTGATAATGAGAAGTTTATACGTATTCAGATTCGTCACAACACTTTAGCTTATAAAGCATTGAGAGATATGATTGCCAAATATGCTATAGGTAAAGATGATGAGTGTGAATGGCATAGTACATCTTACAGAGTTCCGAAAAGTGAATTTGAAAAAGAGAAATTATAGCTTATGAAAACTATATTCTCTATGTTTACTTATTGGGATAGAGTACAACAATTCACAGATGGGCATATTAAAGTAGAAAATAATTTAGCGTGGAGAAGAAAATATCTCCATGTTCTCTGTAGAAACAAACAATTAATCTTTTAGCGTATGAAAAAAGAAACAAGAAATGTAGTAGTTCTCGATTGGGAGGATAAAATTAAGCTACAACAATTCATCAAGGATTTGGAAGAAGTTGCTGAGACTTACCAAAGACCTTGCAAGGAACTTACAGGTATCAATAATACACTTTACTATCTAAAAACGATTGAGGAGAAAATTAATTAGCGTATGAAGGTTAGATTAGAAAAAATAATGGAGGAAAAGTAATATGGAAGCAGGACAATTTTTAGTGCTATTGTTGTCGTTTTGCGCTTTAGCATTACATATCAAGAATCGTAGAAGAAAGGGTTAATTATGGACAAAACAAAATTACATTCATCATTACTCTTCCTGATGCTAAAACTGGAAGAGGCAAAGAGTAACCCGATGTCTGGCAAGAACTTTGTTGCTGCATTGACGGAAGTGCTCAGATATTTCCGTGATAACGGAGAGTTGAAGAAAGCCTATGAAAGCCAAAAGGATTCATTGGCAGAAATGGCAAATAGTTCTTGGGCGAAAGTACTAAAGGAATATATTGCCTCCAAAAATAAAGAAGACGGAGTTGATGCAAAGTTACCAGATATAGATGAACTTATTAAGAAACTAGCTTCTGATGAGTTCATCGAAAAGAAAATCAAAGATATTCTTGGAGAGAATGATGTGGATAGCGGAAAGGAGAAATAGCGTATGAAGAAACAAATAATCTTAGACGAACAAGATATTAAAGAGTTTCACGAGGATGCAGAGCATCTACGTTGGCTATATAACAGAATGGTGTGTAAGCATGGTGAAAGCGTAAGCTTTGATTATATGCGCCGCTTTATCAAGATATTAAATAAGTTAAAGAATTTATAGCGTATGAAAATAGAAATTAAAAGAGTAACGGACTGGCAGCGTGTAGTTGATGCTGCTCGGTTCACACAAGGCAAGGAACCGCTGGGACATGAACCTAGCGATGAGTTCAAGAAACAGATGATTCTCAGCGAGCATTCACCGCTCAGAGAATTGGAGTTCGATATTAAGATGTATGGCATACCATACTGGGTGAGCAACCATTTTGTTCGCCACGTTCATGCTCAGCCATTCGTCTCCACATCACGACCAGATATTACTGGCTCCAAGGTATCACGTCACGATATGCGTCAGGATGATTTGGTCAACTTGCAGCTATCCCTCAACGCTCAGGAGATTATCAATATCTCGAAGTTGAGACTCTGCAACAAGGCATCCAACGAAACGAGAGAGGTGTGGTACAAGGTTCTTGACGAGGTGGCACGTATTGAACCTTTGCTTGCATCCGCTTGTGTTCCTCAATGTGTTTATAGAGGTTTCTGCCCTGAGCCGAAATCATGTGGCAGAGACAAGGTAAGCATGTTTCCCATCATAAGAAAATACTACAAAAATCTCGAAACATACCAAAGCAATCAATGAAGAATCCAAAATATACCGTCAATGAATTTGTCGGTGGGCACTTCGAGTACACCACTCCCTGCCCATTCGGCATTCAAGGCAAGTACACCCATGAAGTCCTGATGGTAGGTAGCCTTGCTTGCCAGCGATGCGAGCACTTCCGAGGTATCAACAAAGAAGATGGTATCGTATCTTGTGGAATCGAATAGTTTTAAGAGTGCAGCCTATCTGCATTCTTCTTAATAATTAATCAAATTTTATATATGAATACAAAGAAAATCTCAATTATCCAGCGCATCAAGGAGAAGTTCCTTGGTAAGCAGTTCTTTATTGCAGTTATCGCTAACAAGGGAACCAGTTCCTACTTCGTTAACTCTACCATCTACCGCTCAGAGAAGGAGGTGAAGGCTTACAAGAAGTACATCACCACAGACGAGCGTATGAAACAGAGCTTCGATTTCGTAGGCTATTATGGTTTCCGTTCTAAGTTCGACTTCCGCATTCCTCTTAGCGGAAAGCCAGTATCAGTTGAAGAGGCAAAGAAACTGGCAGAGAAGTAGTATGGGAAAGTTGATAGACCTTACTGGACAGCGTTTCGGCAGATTACTCGTCTGCCGAAAATCTGACAAAGAGAACCACCAGCATGGTGCGTTCTGGATATGCAAATGTGATTGTGGCAGGGGTTGTACGGTTCTAGGTTCTGCTCTTCGTGACGGACGAACCAAATCATGTGGCTGTTACCGCTCTGAGCGAGCATCTGCCATCATCACCAAGTATGGAAACCGCAATGGTAGACCCAAGCGGAAAGACAAAGTTAACGGATAATATCCATTTTATCACTTTTCATATTATATTTGCAACATGAAATTCAAGTATTTAATAGATAAAGTCAATGGTTTCAGATACCGCAACGATTTTGTGGTACTGGACGGAAGAGCCAACTCGGTCACGCTCTCCAAGGGCATCTACGACCACATCATGCAGAAGGAGCGAACAGACAATTCCATCTTCGTGTTCAGGTTATCTGACAGAGGTACATACGGATTCTGCATGCGTGAGGACTGGGAAGAACTTCGCAAAGCCAACACCGCCTTCGCTCAGCTTCAATTCAATCAGAAGTATAAGAAGGTAGGTTTCAGAAGTGACTACCCTTCCATCACCGCCATCCTTGATGAGTACAACCTTCCTCTCAACAGAATGGTTCGCCTTACTTGCATACCACGCAAGTCAGCCAAAGGAGAACCTTATTACGAAATCATGCGACCAAACTTAAATTCGAGCACATGGCAACAAGACAAGAAGTAATACTCAAAGGGCTTACCCACTCTCCATCCGACTACGATTGTCAGGATGGAGAGTTGGCAACCTGCCTCAACCTCATCAACGAGGATGGGGCACTCCACCCTATTCACCAGCCAGTAGTAGCCGAGCCGAACATCACTCTGGATGTAGGAGATACCATCGAACTGGTACATAAGGTAACACACGATGAAGCGATTCACTCTCACTACATCATCCGAAAATCAGATGATACTTGGTACTGGATGGAGAAAGGTGGAGACGGAACCAAGAACACCATCGACTTAAACGGATTCCACGTCAATGCAGTTACAGCAGTTGGTAATATCCTTTCATTTGTTGGCGATAGTAAGATATTATATTGCTATTGGGATAATGGGATTTATCGTGTTGTCGATTTTACGGAGGTAACTTACGATGCAAAACTTACACGCACCTCATTTAAAATGAGCGTAGACAGTTGGGTTAAGGATAATACTATCACCGAACAAGGATATACTCTTCCTTTAGAGGATTTAGATTCTTATGGATTTCCTGAAGAACTAGTAGAAAATGTAACTACTAGACTTTTCGCTAGTCAGGATGCCTATGTTAACAAATACATGGACTCTTATTCTTTTAAATACATACAATTTGCTATCCTTGCTATCCAACTATATGATGGCTCATACATACAAATTGGCAATCCATTTATACTTGCCCCAAAGGAAAGGATAGAAGATAGTATCGGATTCCGATGGACTAGAGACGGAGGTCGTAAGACAAGTGGAAACCTTACACTTACATATGAAGCAGATAATATATATGCTACCTATAAAGGTCAAGAAATCGACAACTACGAACTATGCGTAAATATTAAAAATATTGACGAATACAAGACTTTAATTAAAGGGGTTGATATATTCATTTCTAACACTTTGTTTCCTTATAATACGAATGGAAATATCATTGCTAAAGAACACTCTTTGTATTTCCGCAACGATAAAGGACATATGTTACTAGCGGATAGTGAGGCTTTTAATGGTAAATTAATAATAGCGGTTAGAAACTATCATTACCAGCCATATACAGAAGAAGAGATTTACGAGAGAATCGATAATTTATCATTCTATAAGAGCACCAGTTTCTCTTTTGATGATGTTAAGGATGGTACTTCAAAAAAACTGAAAAGGGTTTTAGGAACAGAAGATAGTTTGCCTATTGCAGACCTTCAACGAGAATCGTATGGTGCAATGTGTGCTATAACATATAACAACAGATTACATCTTGGAAATGTTATGTCTTCCATCACCACACGATGCAATAATGGTAATGGGTATTATTCTCCAGTTGCGCCAAACAAGAGCCTTGTGGAGGATAGTTATCAGTTCTTGTTTAGATACGAACCAAAGGGGCAGTTCAATGGAAACTACATAGACAACTTTGGTACAGACCAAGATGGTAGCAACTGCATAGATAAGATATGCCAAGTCGTTTCCAAAGTATATCTCAAAATAAACAACAAGGACGAAGTTTTTTCTTATTACGATGAACTTCATTACCCTCTACCACCTATTCTTTCTTTCCCTTCAAACAAGGCGAAAGTAATCGATTTACTTATCAGAATCCCAGAGAGAGGGTATTACTCTTGTTATAAAAAGTCATTCAGCCTATACGAGAGTGAGACATTTGGTTTTAACTATGCTGTAAATTATTCTAATGGAACATTCTGCCCTATCCAAGCTAATGATGTTACTATGAACTACGAGAGTTGGACGGTTACTATATCGCAAGACCCATCGTGGAAGAAAATTTCAGAAGAAGAGTTTAATCAAGAGAAAGAAAACATCAAAGAATCCACTATAAATGGCAGCAGAACACCATCATTAGTCAAGGTGAGTGAAGCTGAGAACCCTCTAGTCTTCCCTGCAAAGAATAGTGTTCAGGTTGGCTCCTCCATCGTTAGTGCAATGGCAGCCAATACACGACCAATCAGCGAAGGTCAGTTTGGTGATGCTCCTCTCTATGCCTTTACAGATGAAGGTGTGTGGGTGCTGATGCTGGGCGATGAAGGAACCTATATTGCCAGACAGCCAGCCAATAGAGATATTTGCTCCAACCCGAAGGGCATTTTGCAGATTGATGATGCCGTTCTGTACCCTACTGAACGAGGAATTATGATGCAGAGAGGACGAGAATCTGAGAACATTACAGACGCACTGGATGATTATCCTTTCGATTTTCTATCCATTTATTCACATTCAACAAAGGATAAGACCTATCCGAATAAACTCCTTGCACTAGGTAATATCCCTGAGTCAGATGTGAAGTATGTCCGTTTCCGTAAGTATCTTGAAGAAGCTGGCATGATTTACGACTATTACGATAGCCGCATTATTGTCTTCAACCCGAACTATACTTATGCTTACGTTTATTCGTTGAAGAGTAATATGTGGGGAACCATGCACAATGTATTCAATAAGCGAGTAAACATATATCCTGAGTCATACGCTACAGACAAAGAAGGAAAAATACTTGATTTGTACGTGAAGGAGCCAACAGAAAATGTTCCATTCTTCCTTTGTAGCCGCCCTTTAACGCTTGGTCAGGATGCCTATAAGACCATGTTCGATTGCATTACAAGAGGATATTTAGGCAGCGTTCAGGCAGGAAAATGTGGAATGGTTCTATTCGGAAGTAATGATTTGATTAATTGGTATTACGTTGGTTCTTCTGTTAATATGTATCTCAGAAACCTTGTAGGTTCTCCATACAAATATTTCAGGCTTGCGCTTATTGGCAGCCTTGCCACAAAAGAATCTATCAGCGCATTATCTATAGATTTCCAACCAAGATTACAAAATAAACTCAGATAATTATGGCAGAATATACATTATCAGATTTCAATCAGTATTTAGCGAGAAAAGGGGCATCTATAGGCTACATGGATGGCAACAATAAAATTCATATAGCCACAGAAGTAGACTTTTATATAAAAAGAACGTCAAATTTCATCGGACTTGTTAAATTTGTCAATGAGGTTTATGAATTTCTTTTTGATGGAAGTTTCTATATAGGAGACACAAAGCAATATCTTAAAATTGTCTCTTCCTCCATCACAATGAAAACTGGCACAAAACTCGTCAGAGAAACATCATCTGATGGAACATCAAATGCTCGCCCATTCCATAGATACGGAATAGCTACCGCATCAGAGACAGGTGGAACAGAGGAAATCTTCTCCATCGCTACCCTACAGCCTAGAGAAGAAGTAGCCGCAAGTTGCTTGCAGTCTATGCTACAGAAGTATGAGAATCCGCTCAATATAGACAACACCAAAATAAAGCAACTTGTAAGCAAGTCATTCTTGTTTGCTCAGGAGTTCATCAATCAGGCAGTTCTGTATCGTGAGAAGGAGACTACATCGGCAACCGTTGAGAACAACAAGTACGCATCAGTTGATTCTGATTCTCTCAGCAGCGACACCGATAAACTGCTCTACAACATAGCTACAGCTATCAACAACTTTATCGCTCAGGATAAGAATCAGTATGCCGACCAGCAGAAGAACGGATTGAAACTGGCTGCTACAGACGTAAATATCAAGACCTTACCTGAGAGTATCAATATTAATGCTGCTGTTACTGGTTCGGTAACTACCAAGCAGGAGTCCACGTCTAGTGGAACATAAACTTAGATAAATATTTTTTTGCTATATAAAAAATAAAGGGAAGCAGTCCGTAATGGATAGCTTCCCTTGCTTTATCTTAGCCTTAAACGACTAATCATTTAAAATGGATGCAAAGCGATTCTTGCTCTAACAGCCGAGCGGTTGCTTGCATCCTTAATCTTCTGTTTTTTATCCTCAGCGAGTGCCCAGAATCTATCAGCACCATCAGGAAACACAATCATTAACCATTCATAAAGGCATTGGTTCACGATATAGTCATGCAAGTAGACGGTCATGGTATGTACACTTGTCTTAGAAAAACCTTGCGGCATCCTCATCGCCAAGTAGTAGGCATCCTCATCGTTGGTAGGCGAACCTATACACTCTTCCCACTCGTTGGAATCAAAGCCGCCACCGAGCATTTCCACCTTGGTGAAACGGAAAAGCATTTCTCTGCAATCCTCTACTGCTGAGTCTAGAATCCTTGCTAACTTATCTCGGTTTCCTTCCTCTGATACGTCAAACACATTCTTTAATTGTTTTGCATCTATACCTTTCTGCTTGGAATAAGAATCAGCAAAAGAAAAAGCAGTATTCTTGATGTCATATACCAACTCATTCTTTTCCAACTCTATCATCACTTTATATCCTTTATTACAATACCTCATATCCTATCCTCCTATCTTGTTGGTCTTTTACGTGTATAAATGATTGCGTCAATCTTTAGCAGCAAAACGTTTGCCTTGGAGAGATAATCTTCCACCTTATCCTTATAGACTACTGAGCACCATTCTGCTACTATTTTGTTGACTACGTAACTAAAAACCGTTGATTCTAAGGTCTTAAATAAACTCTCATTAAAAAGGCTGCTTACTCTCAGACCAAAGACCTCGTTGCTGCCTGAGTCACACTTCTGCCATCCAAGAATACTCTCCAAGGCTACGGAAACATCATCAATGGAATCTTCCCAAAAGCCTTCCAGCATTTCTCTATCAGCTTCCGTCACAAACACTTGGTCATACAGACTTTTTCCGTTTTTATCCAAGTTCTTTCCTCCTATGTAGGCAGTAGTCTTTGCCACCTCCTCATAGATGTCACTTTTCGTGATTGTCAATGTGAAATTTGCCATTCTTTATCTTTTTATAGAGTTTATAACCTAATACGATTAGCAGCATGCAGAGTGCTCCAAAAGACCATACTGCATACTTCAACTGAAACTGCTCCCACTTGGAGAGTTGTTTTTCTACTGGGTAGGGAACTGGGATGGAGTCTCTTTTCAGGAAGGAATCCACCTTCACCTTATACACATTTTTATAAATGCTCTTCTCATGCCATCGGTCAAGAAAGCAAGTATCTCCCTTCTGTCTGAAGAAGATTGAATCACGCACAAAAACGCTGTCAGAAGTATGCAGCGTATCGTGTTTTACTACGTCCCGACATATAACTTTTTCCATCGGGACGTATTTTGTCTTGCATCCCGACAGAAGAAAAGCCACCAGCAAGATACCAATCACGTAGAGTGCTACTTGCCAAAAATCAGTATCGTACCATTTTACTTTCATAGGCTAAACATTAAAGACCTTCTTTGCTCTTGTAAGAAACTTTCGTCTTGATTTCAAGCCGTTGGTTCCACCATTGATTGTCTTGGTAATAGCCACGAAACTATCAATATCAGCCAGTTTGTTCAGGTCATGTTTCCACCACCACCACATAGCACTCTTCGTTGCTCCTAGCGGAAGCTCCAGCAACTGAGGATTCTCCATGATGTCACCAGTGCAATACTTGCTGTTCTGATAAGCCTGATAGTTGGCTCTGCCAGTAATTTGAATCAATCCCCTACCCCGATACTTGTAGCCATCACCATCTTTCAGGTTGCCGAGCATGTTCTTCAACTTTCCCACATCATACTTGTGGAAGTAGTTTCTGTTGCCGAGTTCCTTGGTGTATCGCAGTTCGCCACTCTCATGTGCAATCTGAGCCAAGAAGTGAGCCATTCGCTTATGAGTATCAATATGGAACACCTCTGCATAGCCATTGATATAAGGAAGAAACGCATCCACCTTATCCTTCGCATTCGGCATAATCGCCAAAATCTGTTCTCTTGTTACATTCATACTACTTACCCTCCTTCACTTGTTTCAGCATACTTGCGAGTTCGTCCTTCACCTTACTCTCAAAGTTTCCTAATTTAGTCTTAAAATAAATGTTCACTCCGAATATTGCTCCAGAGTAAACAAGTGCTTGGCTGATGTACCAGAGCACACCATCCGAAATAATATAGTTGTTCAGAAAGAATGATAGGAAGGCGAGGACGATTCCGCTAACTACCATTCCAATAGCTGTACCATATTGCAATCCTTCACGCACGTTTGGAGTCATAATTTATCTTTTTATACTATTAACATTAATAATATGCAAAGATAAGAAATGATTCCCAATTAGTTACTTTATCCGTTTATTGTGTGCCATATTTTGCTGGTAGGATGCAAGCAGTCAGGGTCTTGCAGATACTCGATAGCCATCAAAACCACCATTTCCTTCAACTCCTCTGCATCATTGCTATATCGCTCCAGCAGAAGATGATGGTCACTCCTCAGCAGATTCATAGTTACCGCCAAGTCATAGATGGTATAGTCAGAAATATCATCCTGATGCTTGTCAAAGGCTTCTCTTATCTCCTCGTCCGAGAAGAAGGGAGCCATGTGCTTGGTTCCGTCAGCATCCTCATACCACATCTTGCTGATAGCATCATCGGCAAAGTGCTTATCAAAATGCTCTTCGCTCAACACACCATACACCATCGCACAAAGATGATGTTCCTCCACATCGCTCAACTTGCATGAGAGATACTTGCCGACTGCCTTAGCTATAGCCAACATCTGTTCAGGAGTCAACTCCTGCTGATACTTTTCTACGAAATCTACAAAATTCATACGTATACAAATTAAAAGTTTATGATGTTGCAAAGATACGAATATCTTAAACGCAGCACCATAAACTCGCAGATATTTCTGTAGCTATCTGAATATCAGACAAATACAGTTACGATAAAAACACCTCCTTTCTTTATTCGTCCTTAAATCTGGTTCTCTTCTCTCCACCCCTCGTCCAGATGTCGTTTTTCTTGCGTTTCGCCACCTTTCCGATAACGTCATTTTCGTAAAGTTCGGGTTTATTCTCCCTACCTTGGGTCTCTGAAGCAACACCACCATTCGGGTTGCCACCTTGGCTGGCATCAGGTTTCCCATTGCCATACCATTCCTTGTCACTTGGTTTGTCTGCAATCATAACTATAAACAATTAATTATTAACTATAAACTAAGCAGCAAGCGGTGGGTTCTGTCCGTCAGGACTCACCCCCTGACCGCTCATCATCTGCTGCAACATCGCCTGAGCCTTCGGATTGCTCTGTGATGCCTGAGCCACTTGCGCTTGCAACTGAGGAGAGAATCCTTCTGGAGCCTCACCATTCTGAATGGCTTGCTGGTTGGATGCAACCGATTGCAGCAACTCCTCTCCAAATGGGAAATCTCCTACTTGCAGCAACTGCTCCAGCGTGATAGCCTGATTCTGCCACAAAGTCATAAGGAACTCGTTAGCCATCTGTCTGTATACTGGTGTAGCCGTACTTTCCGTGATGTTGATGTCAAACTCCACGTCTCTAATCTTCTTAGGGTCGTAGTGTACAATCTGTCCTGCCCTACCAACAATATTGAAGTTACGAGCCACGTCATAGTACTGCTGCATATTCTTCACGGTCTTGTAAGCACCATCAATGATAAACTGGCTGAAACTCTCCAAAATATCAAGCAGCGACATGGTAGCATTCTGAGTCTGCTGGGCATAGAGCGAACCGCTCGTACCTGATACTCCTGGTTTACCTTGCAGCGCACCATTCACTCCCGATATATCCTCGAAGAACTTCAACTGATAGCTGAGCAAATCACCGATACCGATATTCGTAGAGTTGTTCGCCACTTGCTGAGGAACCTGACCACTCTTGTTTGGCTTGTATCTAACGACACCATTGAACCTACTCCAATCATCGCAGAAATCATCCCAACTCATATCATCAGGCAGACAATCCTCAGGACAGAGCAGCACACCCTTGGCACTCGCCCTCATGATGAAGTCATACATCGTGATAAGTCGGTTCACGTATCTCTGCTGGTCTATCACATCTTCCACGAAGCTGTGTATCTCGCCATCAATAAACGGATAGAACTTAAAGCAGTACGGATGCTCACCATGAGCATAAGGGGTCTCGCCTTCTCTTAGAATATCACCAAAAGGAGAAAGGTAGTAGAAATGCCAGTAATCATCCATAAACCACTCGGCATCAATCAGAGGAATATCCTCTTCCAGCATGCCAGCAGCCATACCTCGCCTGATTCTGTCTCTGTTCTCTGCATCTACAATATCAGCCTTATCCTCAATATCAATCTTGAAATCATCGCCATTGTTGTAGTCGTGGCATCGGTATCTCGGTTTACTCTCCTTGCGCCAAACCTCAATCACTCGGCAGAGTGAAGGGTTGGAAGGATTCATAAAGTCGATAGTCTTAGGGTCGAACTCACCGAATCGCTGGGTGCAGTCTGCAATCACGAAATCTCGGTTAGCCGCCAACCGGTATATCTCTTTCAACTTACGAGCCTCAGCAGGAGACTTGGCAAACTCTCTCAGCACGTTGCCGATGGTAATGTCATGCACCTCACCCAAACAACTCACGTCCCAACCACGGAAATCCCTCATATTGTTGTCTATGAAGAAATTGTTCGGATTCACGTAGTCAGTCCAGCAATCCAACCTGCCTCTTCGCCATCCATACTTTTTCTTATAGATAGCAGCACCGCTTATCAGGAACTCTTCCATGGTTCGGGCATCCAGTTCCGTCTCTCGGTTCAGTTGTCGGTTACATTGCAGCACCACGCTCATGGTCTCACCATATCGTTTCTCATCCTTATCTCTGGCATTGCAGTTAGGTTCCTTGCTCTGGGAGCGATATACACCCAGCACATTCTTCACCAACCTACGGATAAGGTTGTTCTTCAATGGTTCGCTACCCTGCTCACGGATATAGTCTTCCTCCTTGATACGCTTTTTAAAGCCACACTTGCTTTTGAACTCAATGGTATCTCCCCACTGGTCTCCATAGCAGTATCGCTTGTTTCGTAATCTTCTCTTTCGGAAGTTATCCATATTGTTATAGTATCGTTGAGCCTCCAGCAAGATTGAGAAGGCACGCTCGTATGGCTTGTCAAATCGGTTCTTGGATGCCTTCACGCTATCCAGTTCTTCCTTGTCAAGCACCCTACTCAACGATAGCAGTTTGGTTTCTTCTTTCTTCTTTGCCATAATTTATGATGTTGTAGGTTCAACAATATGTGCCAACTTTCTAGCCACTCCAAGGAATCCGCTTGCAGTATCGGTATCGCCAAGGCTGATACAAGTGAGATAGCCAGCCATGTATAAGATGGAATCTTTCAGGACGGAAGGCAGACTGATTTTCTGTTCGGTAGTGATAGATGGAACCTGAACGTAGATGAATGCCAATGTAGCATCCTGCTTTTTACTAGTATATAGTTCGATACTCTTGCCGTTAGCCGTATGCACGATAGCCGCAATCGGTCGCTCAGGATTTCCCCTAACTCCATATTTGCAGTTCTGATACTTGTAGGCATCATCGCTCTCTGAAATGATTGTAGCAGGACGGTTCCAGTCTCCTGCCTTCACAGAAAGGATTCTCAACATATCGGTAGGCAAAAACATCTTACCCACGTAATAGCCGTTGCTATCATCCGTCCACGTTACATCATTCGTACACGAAGTACCTTCCACCATATATTCAGGAGAATCCGAAAGAATGATTCTTGCTGCATCTACGATTTTACTCTCAATAAGTTCTGCTTGCGAGAGTGTATCAGAATCGCTAGGAGCCAGCAAACCAGCAGACTCTTGGTTTCTATCCAAGAGCACCTTCACCTCTTTCACTAAATCAGATACAGCATATTCTACCATTACTCTAAACCTTCTAGTTCAACACCATTTTCTTTAGCAATCGCCAAGATGTCTTCCTTGGTCTTCATCTTGGAACGGCTCACACCATAGGTCTCAGCCAGATAGTCCTTGGCATCCTCAACGTCTGTCACTACGTGGGTCTTCTTCTCGTCAGCCACTTTCTTCTTTGCCTTGGCAGCAGCCTTCTTCTTGGCTTCCGCAGCTTCCTTCTTCTCGTCAATACTCTCCACCAAGAAGAACTTGTCGTTGAACCAATAATGAGACTCGATAGCCTTCTGTACCTTCGGGTCTCTTGTCATATAGACACTACTTCCCATGGTCTTACCCTCAAAAACAATACGCATTCGCTCATCACCTACCATAACGCTGAATGCCAAATCAGTACCTGCTTGATATTTATTAAACATGATTATACCTTATTATATATATGTGTTACTAAAAAAGGGATGGGGCTAGTGCCCACACCCCTCACTATTTGATGAATAAATTGCAATTCTACTTGCTTTTAGGCAGCAGCCTTGGTTCCCTCTGTATTAGGAAGGCTATCTGTTGCAGGAACCTCAGCAAGGCGCATACGAGCGTGTGCCTTAGGGTACTTCAAGTACAGACAAGCTACCTCCTGAATAACTACTGCATCGGTGTTACGGATGCCAGCCTTCTTCAAGTCGAGCACGTTTCGAGTCCAAGACAAGTGTACTCGCTTAACCAAGAACTCAGGGTCAAGGGCAAAGCCGCAGTCGCTCATACCGAAGATGTCAAACAACTCAGAGTGAATCATCAACACCTCACCGAAATCGGTCTCCCAACTCTTGAACTTCAAGTCCCAAACCTCAACGGTGTCCTTCAAGCGGAACTTGTCAGAATCAATCTTACTGAATGCGCTCACGAAGTCTGAACCAGCGATAATCACCTTGCGCTTGTTGCCGATACCAGTACCAACAAACAAGTCCTTTGAAATGTCAACCAATTCCAAATCAGTAATCACTCGTTCATTCTTGCCGTAGCCCTTCTTAATATCGTCAGCAGTAGCAACATGACCTACCTCAATATCCTTACCAGCCATCCACCAAATACCCTTGGTAAACCACTGGGCAGAGTTGTTCTTGGTAGTATGCTTGATACAAGCCATATCACCGAAGAGATAAGTACCTTCCATCGCAAGACGCATATCATAGATACTATCCTCCTCGATGTCAGAGAAATCCCAGTCTACTCGCTTATCTGCAATCTTATTAAAGGTACTCTCCTCTACCTGAATCATGAAGTTCTGGCAGTACTGAATCTCAGAAGCAGGAAGGTTGTTGAAACGACCTGTCTGTACATCCAACTCACCGCAACTCTTAGCCATACGGATAAGTACCTGACCCTTCTTCAAAATAGGAATGCCGATAGCCTGCTTGCTGACCAAGTCACCATTTACAGCATACACAATAGGATAACCCTCTGTATCTTTACCGCAAACACAAAGTTCCAAATCAGGAGTAGGAGCATCTGTAATTGTTGAATAGGCAACACCCATATAGTTGGTAATAGCCTTCACACCCACCACTCGGATGGTATCATCCAAAGTAAACATTTCAGGGTCTTCTACCTTCAATACCATAGATGTACCAGTACTATTCGTGGTATCCTCCTTGACGGTTGTCTTGATAGGACGTGTACCGATACTCCAATACTCAACTACAAACGAACTAGCAGGCTTGGTTGTCGCATAGCGTGAAATCTGGTCAACTGGAGTAGCCATCGGACGAATCTTGGTAATCTTGTCGTTGATGTCGTTCTCATAGAACTCCGTACCATTCTCGTTAAAGTGCTCACGACCTTTTCCCTCAGTAGCGATACCATCATCCTGACGAGCCGCACCACCATTGCCAGCATCATCGGCAGCAGTAGCACCACCAGCTTCCGCAGCATGACCACTCTCGGTAGTACCGCCATCAGGCAGAGCCGCCTCAGCCATGATAACCTGACCATTCACTCCAAAAATAACTGCCATAACCATCAGGAAGACGGAAAGCAGCCGATTAAATGTACTTTTCTTCATTGTTATCCTAAATTAATTAAACATTATATATTATCTTTTTACCTTTTCTCATTATCGAATGTGTGTTCTCTTCTCGTTGCCACGCTGCCAGATATTACCCCTACGTGATATTCTACCAACAGCACCAAGGTCAGGCTGATTATCCGTAGGCTTGGTCTCCGCATTGGCAGAATCAAGGTCGGCAGTACCATCACCCTTCTTTCTCAGTTCAAGGTTCTTGACGTGCTTGCTGTTCTTGCCACGAACCTCACCTTCATGGGCAGCATCAGCCACATCAGTATCATGGTTCTTAGCCTTGATGAAAGCAGTAATCATTTCCTCTGTAAACTTGCCAGTCACCACATTGCGCATAGTCTGAAAGCACTGGTCAATTGCATCATTCACAGCTTCCTCGCCATACTTCTCTTCCAACTTGTCGAATACCTCATAGCTGGAAGGCATATTCTTGTCATACTCCTCCTGCAATTTCTTGCCGTTGGCAGCATTCTTCAAGAACTCCGACTGAGCCGATGCAATCTCATCCGCATTGTCAGGGTCAGAATAGTAGTCAATGGCATCCTCACCATGGGTACGAATCAACTCAGCGTAAGGACTCTTGCCAGCCTTCATCGCTTGCAGGAAGGTAGCCGCCTCAGGGTCACTACCCAGCCAATCGCCCATCGCCTTTTCATTATCCTTATAACCCTGCAAAGCCTTCTGGTCGGCATCATAATCATCATTGATGGCTCCATACATAGCTTCATCATCCGCATACTCCGTATCAGGATGGCGGGTCTTCAAACGCTCCAAAGCCAAGTCTCTCTTGGTCTTGGTGTCTTGCTGTTTTGCAGCACCAGCATTCTGCTCAATATTTGTATTATCGTCCATATATATATGTGTATATTTATAAATCAATGCCCAAAATTAATGCTTTTTTCCGATTTTCATCTTTTATCCGTTAATTTAGTCTAATCGGATGCGACTAATTCAATACTTTTTTGTATATTTGCAGGGTCAGATATGAAATATAAGGATTCACGATGCTATTTTATAGAGGAACGTGATGCTGATTTATTGAGGGCTTACAAAGAAATTATTAATGTAAGAGACAATATCAGACTCTCAGAGATTGAGGAAAAGCTATCCCAATCTCCGAGCAGAAGATTTTGGGTTTCAGAAGACCGTGCTTATATAGTCATATTAGACTTACTGAAAGGAAAACCTCTTGATAATATGATACCTACCCGAAAGGAAATGTATCAGGAGATTTTCAGACGATTCCAGATTCATAAGAATAATGAGCCATATCTCAGTAATATGGATATTATCAAACGTGTATGTGCTGAAAAAGCACCCAGTTTCTATTTGACTCCTCAAAGCATACACGTAATTCTTAGCAGGGTGAGAAAGGAGGAGAAGCAAAGATGCTACGAGATACGAAAGAGAAGATTGCGCTTTATGCTGGGTACATTATAATAATGTGTATCACTTTTCTTGGATATGATGGCATGGGTCTCTTTGACGATTGTTCTATTCAGAACCGACTAAGCTACCCTTTCTTTCATCAGAACATCTTTCATGCTGCCATCAACCTTTATGTTTTCCATCAATGCTACCGAGCCATCCCTTGTGGCATCGGTCACTTGGTGGCATTCTATCTTATAGCCATCAGCTATCCCTTCACCTCATCCCTACCAATCATCGGTCTAAGCGGCTTTATCTATGCTTACATGGGCTTTATCGCCCCATACGTGGAGAATAAGGTAAGATACAATCTCACCATTCTCCTATATATCTGTGTCGGAATCTTCTTCCCTTGCATGGCAGTTGGAGTCCACATCTATTGCTATGTACTTGGTCTGTTGTGGGGATATTTAAATGCACCGCTATGCCAAGACAAGTAACCGCCAAACTGACTGATGCACTCGATAAACACGTATTGGGCATCCTGAAGGAGAACGAGAAACGCATCAAGGAAATCAACACACCATTCAATCCTATCAAGGGTGAAGGTTGTGGAGATAAGCGATTCCTGCTCTTCCTTCCTGATTTCCCGATTCAGAGACAGCAGCTTCCAGTTTCCATGAAAAAGATTCCGCTCGTCAAGATGCTCATCGAGTTTGGTAGTTGCAAGGCAGTAATCGAGGAACTGCACAAGGATATAGACGAACCATACGACCTAGAAGAAGAGATTGAGCAACTGGTTGAGCAGTTCACTCGCATCAGAATGAAACACGACCCTTTCTTCTTCTTTGCCACATTCATCTATATCAAGCCGAAAGGTGGAGGTCTCCCCTTCCGTTTTGTACTCAGAAGACCGCAGCGAAGACTGCTCAGGTGGCTGGAGGAGCGAAGAAAGAAAAATCGCCCTATCCGTCTCATCCTGCTGAAAGCCCGACAATGGGGAGGTTCTACGGTTATTCAGATGTACTTCCTCTGGCTGCAACTCATGTGGCAGAAGGGTCTCAACTCGCTCATCGTGGCTCAGGTCAAGGACACAGCAGAGACCATCCGAGGAATGTTCGAGGAAGCTCTGAAAAACTTCCCGACCAAGTTTCTCTACGAAATGGGAGAAGCGTTCTCTGAGAACGAACCGAAGTTTGTTGGAGTGGGAACATCAGGCAACGTAAAGAAGGTTCCTCAGCGATTCTGCAAGATTAAGGTAGGTTCCATGGAACGACCACTATCAGCCAATGGTGAAGACTACAACTTGGTTCACCTTTCCGAGGTTGGATTGTGGAAAAAGACGGATGGTAAATCTCCTGAGGAAGTAGTACAGAATGCTACCAATGGTATCTTGTACCGACCATACACGATGATTGCCTACGAATCCACCGCCAATGGTACTGGCAACTTCTTCCACAAGGAATGGCTTGCCGCCAAAAAGGGACAATCTCAGTTTGAGCCGTTCTTCGTTCCTTGGTTCGAGATATACGATATGTATCATCTTGAATTTGAAAGCAAGAAACAGAAGGTAGAGTTTGCCAAATGGCTATATGAGAACCGCAACAATACAAATACGATGTCCGACCGAGAGGAGCCATGTACCTATCTTTGGAAGTTATGGACACTGGGTGCTCCACTCGAAGCCATCAACTGGTATATTGCCGAGCGCAAAAAGTTCACCGACCATGCCGATATGGCTGCTGGCTACCCTACCGATGATATTGAGGCATTCAAGCATTCAGGAGCCAAGGTCTTTGCCGAAGACAAGGTTGACAAATTCCGCAAAGGATGCCGAGCACCTAAGTTCATCGGTGATGTTTATGGTGATGGCTACAAAGGTAAGAAGTGTATGCAGAATGTCCGATTCTGTGAAGACAAGCAGGGGCAGTTGTGGATATGGAGCAAGCCTGAGACCTTTGATGATTGCAAGGTGATAAACCGCTATCTGGTCGTAGTGGATATTGGTGGACGTAGCAAGAATGCCGACTGGTCTGTTATCTGTGTCTTCGACCGCTATTGGATGATGGAAGGTGGCAAGCCGTATGTGGTAGCCCAATGGTATGGGCATATTGATATGGACTTGCTGGCATGGAAGGCGGCTCAGATAGCCAAATACTACAACGATGCTCTGTTGGTGATTGAATCCAACACCTTGGAGACGAAAGACAAGGAGCACATCTTAGAAGGTGGTGACCAGTCTGAGTTCATTCTGAATCAAATCAAGGACGTATACGATAATCTCTATGCACGCAAGCAGAGTGAATCAGACATCAAGAATAAGGTTCCAGTGAAGTACGGATTCCATACCAATGTAGCAACCAAGCCGATGGTTATCTCAGTATTGGTTCAGGTTATCCGTGAACAACTCTATGTAGAGCGAGACGATAGATGCTTAGATGAATATCTCACATACGAGAAGAACGGAACCGTATACGAGGCAGCAGACGGAAAGCACGATGATTTGCTCATGACCAGAGCCATCGGACTCCACATCTGTTTCAACGAAATGGAAATGCCTAAGATGATACAGATTCAGGCAAGAGTAATGAGAAGAAAGGTTTCTGTTTCGGCAGCAACCATCATATAGTTTCAAACAATTAATAATTACGATTATGAAAGTAACAAAGATTTTCAAGCGCATCAAGTGCGAAATCATGTACCGCCAAGCTACGGCTAAGGCAGACTACGCATCCAAGAAGAACAATGGTGAAATCTTCTACGTTCTTCCTACGCAGAAGGGCAACCTCATGATTATGAATCGCTCACTCTTCGAGGCATTCAAGAAAACCAAACTGGTAGACAACGACATAAAGGTCAGAGACCTCTTCAAGGATTGTGTCTACCATACCAACTGCAAGAGTGAGAAGGGAAAGCGCAGCCGCAAGCGCAAATTTCTCAGATGGAAGGGATTAATCTAAAATTTTTCTGCCCTAAATAAACGGATAAAAGATAGGTGGAGAAAATTCTGCCTATCTTTGTCTATTATTAATAATGTATACGTATATGGATATTTATAAGATTGTTAAAGGCAACAGCTTCGACCTTTTCATCAAGCTTCAGAAAGCCTACATCAGCAAGAATAAGCAGATGTTGGAAGATGTTGACGTGGCTGCCATCAGTAATCTAGAAGTACATCTTACTGATGCCTTTGGAGAGTGTGTAGCAAAAATGCCTTTTGTTCAGAGCGGAACAAATAATAGTGAAGTAGAACCGAGTGACATTTGTGTCAAGTTTCCACCATTTCTAGAGGAAGGACTATATGGCATTACCATTCGTGGCAAATACAACGGAAACGACATCTGTAGCATTGAGCACCGCCTTTTCCGTATCGTGGAACGAAATGGCAAGTCTCATATTCCTCTCGGCATCGTAGAGGGTGAAATGGGAGGTATGTACAATGCGAAGTACTGGATAGAACTGAACAATCAGAATGATGCTGATGTGGACGATACAAATGTATATCTGGAATCTTCACCTTCTGTTATAGCTTATGATGGAACAGAACACACCATTAAACTCTCATGGCAAATTAGGAAGAATGGTATTGATACTATTCCCGACAATATTAAGATTATTGACGGAAGTAATGTCATTGAGCCTAAGACAACTGATACGTCAGTCAATGTTTCACGTTCACAAGTAGGTTCATACGCTTTCCATATCATAGTTACATTGAACGGAAAAATATATAAAGCAACTGCTTTTGTTACAATCGGTGCAAAGACTATGTATGGTGCATCATCTTTATCAGATGCAAACGAATTAGACCTATCTGTACTGAACGGAAGTAATACTTCTTTGGTCAATCAGACGATAACGGTTACTACAACAGATGAAAACGATGTAGTTTGGTTTATTTCAGACACTCCATTACAATTCATTCAGGGAAACATCGAAGCCGATTTCCACGAAACGATTATTGGTGCATTATATTATTATAATTCAGACCCACTTATTGCTGGTGACAATACTTATACAATAAAAGCAAAATAAATATGGTAAAATTAGGTAGTACGCTAGAATCTTCAAGAAAAGACAAAAGGCTAGCAAATTCAGATAATATATATGACAAGAGACTAGGCAAAATGCAGGAGGAAATCAACCAAGAGGTTTCTTCTCTATCTCCCGTTGACGAAGAAGACCTTACTAGGTCATTCGATGATAACGGACGTTCTGTAACCAAATTTGCCGACCGTTCCTATTCCCCTCATAATTTCAGCGGCAAGGGCTATAAGATTCTTCGTAAGAATATCAAGCCAGTCTCTCTTGCCACAACAAAAATAATAGTATCATCTGTCCCTACGTCAGATGGTTATCTGGCATTCATCATTAATGGTGTAGAAAGTCACGTTGATGTAGTAGCATCCACTGATACAACAACAGACAAAGTAGCAGAGAAAATAGCTACCAAGTTCAAAGATACAATGTCTGAGTATGATGTATCGAAAAGCGCATCAACAATCACCCTTACCCGAAAATTTGATGGAATAGTCTCTACACCATCATCATTCAGCGCAGTCGGCACTGGTACATCATGTAGTGTCAAAGATAGTAGCAAGACTGAGCTTCGAAACATTCTTACTCAAGATATGATTAATCTGCCTAATACTATCTATGAGGTAAGATATGACTTTGACCTTAATGGAGAGGCCATAGAAATGCAAGAGGGATGCACATTGAAGTTTGAGGGAGGTATGTTGAAAAATGGAACAATTACTTTCAATGATACCAAGATTATTAATAATCTATTTACTCACATAGATTCTAGTCTATCTTATAACGTGAAATTTAAAAATGACAAATCAGAGATTTGTGTTGACGATTTTGGTGCAGACCCTAATTGTATAAAGCTGTCAACAGAGGCTATCAATAAAGCCATCCAATATTGTTCCTACAATAAGATAACTAGACCAATCCAATTCTATGGTAAGTATCTTATTGATGATGCAATAATGCTTGAATCTAATATAACTCTTAGTGGTAATAATAGTGAATTATATTGGAATAAGTTGAAAGGGACGAAGGTATTTGGTACAGACTTATTTGATAAAGACGGATATAAAAATATAACTATTAAAGGCTTTAAAGTAGATTGTGACAATGCTTGGACATACATCTATGAAGATGGAAAAGATAAGAGCGTACCACGAGGGGTATTTGCTTTATCAAATATAGATGGATTAAAAATCTTAGATTGTAAGAGAACTTATCTATCTTCAATTCAGCCAGTTTGGTTATTCGATTGCTCAAATGTCATAATTGAAGGCTGTCAATTTATAAGAACTCTTACAGCGGAACAAGCTCCAGGTGAATCAAATGGTATTTGGGTTTCCAATGGTAACAAAGCAATCGAAAACATAGAAATTAGAAATTGCTACATAAAAGGTTATCGAGATGCTTGTATTGAGATGTATATGATGAGAGGAATAACGGATGATTGGAGTACAACAGATTTTTCTCCTGTGAAAAACGTAAATATACATGATAATCATTTGATTGGTGGAAGTTATGCAATAACTATGGGTGTCGCTGGACTTAATAATGATGGAAGTTTAAAAAGTTATATTGAAAACACTATTGTTTCTAACAATATAATTGAAGACTCTAGTATTATTTACAGAATTAATTGTAAAGGAAGCCATATAGTAAAAAATAACACATTTATTTATAATACTAATAGTTCATCACCTATTTTTGCTATTAATTTCGACCATTACGAAGGAAGCAGATTAGGTACTGTATTGATTTCTGGAAATCATGGATATGGAGAATGTGTAAACGGGGCAATGAATATTGGCAAATGTAACAAATTAATTGTTTGTGACAATACTTTTAATAATAGATATTTGTCACCAAATTCAGCTGTTGAACTAAGAGGACCAGTAGCCTTTGGTGCTTATTTTACAAATAATTATTTTAAAGGAAATACTGTGTTCAATCTTCTGAACTCCATAGCAAAAACACCGATTCTGTTAATTAATAATTATCTTGCAGGATTTCAATGTATTTCTCTACAAGACATAGGAAATCCGTATATTCTTAAACTATTCAACAATTATATAGATTGTGAATTAGTTGTTACGAAAAGCAGTAGTACTAGCATAGATACATCTAGTGTGTTCTCCAACAACTTGATTGGTGCTGGTTTTGAAAATACTTGGAATACTTCTATGTTCTCTATTGAAGGAGCAGGAGTAAATCAAGTTATCACGAAATCAGGTTCTTCTTATATGACAAACGGAAACAAGCCTGATAAAATTTATGAAGGCTATGGTTTTGTAATAGCTAATCAAAACGGATATGGAGGTTTTGTCTTAGGTACTTCTCAAAATTTGCCTATGATAATCAACAAAGGTGCAGCTCTTACTTTGCGTGGTACAAATCTTCCGTCTGAAGGCTTAGGTACAAAAGTAAGAATGCTTGGCAATATTGAAAGTGCTCCAACAGATGTCCTAAAGGAAGAGAATAAGGGATATATTTACTACGATACTAACAAAAAGTGCACTATTGAATGGGATGGAAACAAATGGGTTCCAGTGGATAATAAAACAGGTACAACGGAAGAACGTCCAACATTCAATACAACTGAAGCGACAATATATAAGGGAATGCAGTATTATGACAGAACTTTGAATAGACCTATTTGGTGGAATGGTTCTTCTTGGGTTGACAAAGATGGAAATCCTGCTGATGCAAAGAAACAAGGTACAACCGAACAAAGACCATCAAGTGTACAGATAGGTTATATTTACAAAGATACAACTTTAGGAAAGTTGATTCTTTGGAATGGTACAGCTTGGGTAAACTTGGATGGTACAGAATTAGCAAATACAACTTCAAATGAGCAGGGTAGATAATATAAAGAAGAAGGGTGAGTCGAAAGATTCACCCTTTTCTTTTCCAGTAAGCCTGCACCCCATAAATATTATCAATACACCTTAAAGAACCTCTCACAAAGACTCCCCATAATGTAGCATGGTTCCTCGCCCAACATATCTATTCCATCCTGCTCACAGATATGCGCTACAACATGAAGAAGCTCATGACCGATGGTGTTGATGATGCTGCCATCTGATTTACATTTTCCAATGGCAAGCACACTCCTTCTTTCTGATAGGTTGGAATAGGTAAGACCTCTGTCTGCACTCTGCTTAGTCAAATGTTCGTAGGCTTCCGATAACGGATTTCCATTGCAGCCAATATCCGAAAGAGCATGGCATATCTCATCGGCATCAGGCGGCTGATAACCTATGAAACATACTATGCTCCAATCGTACTTCGGAAGTTGTATTACCCTTCTTATCATAGCACATCTTCCCAAGGGATAGGCACACCATTATGGCAGCAGTCGGCATAGAATCGGTTGAAGATGAAACCATCCTTCTGGTCGGCATCATCCACCATATCCTTGATAAACTGGGCTAGCTGCTCCTCATCCTTGATGGAAGACTTGTAGAAGTCTGCCCTCGCCATATTCGCCACATATACATGGTCGTAGCCTATCTTATTCTTCACCTCGATTCCCTGACCGAGCAGAAGGGAATCCACCTTCTCCTTATCCCAAAACGAGACACTTACATCACGCTTGGAGGAAGGGTCATACTTGTACATCAGGCTCACCGCCCACTCGCACATCTTCTTGCTGAAATGATAGCCATTGTATCTGAGATAAGAAACCATTCCCTCTGGTTTGAGGTCATACATATCCAATGGCATTCTGCATTTTCCCATATTGCTGAATATTAAAGGGAGTCTGGTCACGACATAAATGTCGGTGCCAAAACTCCCAAGTTAAACACTAGCGACCGCCACCATTGTAGCCGCCACCACCTCTTTCACCATAGCGGTTCGGGTAGTTCCAATCATCATTGACGTTGTTGAATCTACGTCTGTTCTCACGCTCTTCACGTTCCTCACGCTCTCTTCTCCAATCGTCACGATAATCAGGCATACGCTCACCCATACGCTCCTGCTTCATCTTTTTCAGACAAGACATAGCCTTGCTGCCAAAACCAAGCATAGACTCGATGTTGTCATACAAATCATCGAACTTATCTTCTGTAATCTCAATCATTACCATAATCTTATGATTTTAAGTGAATAGATAGGAGATTACTTGCTCATGGTCTGCTGGAGCCATCCCATCATCTTGTCAATCTTGCCCTCAATGCCTGAAACCTTACCTTCCAGTTTATTGATTTTCTCGGTCTGTTCCTTATCCTTGGCTATCTGGGGGTTGAGTTGCTGTAGCATTCCCTCACAAGAATCAACGACCCTCTTGTGGTAATCTACGCTCTCCAGTATCGCCTTGGATTGTCTCAGCATGGCATCAACCTCAGTACTCATGGCATCCTTGTTGTCGCTAACCACAAGGTTCTTGTCGTTCGCTATCTGTCCGTTTGCTGGCAGTTGCTTGAAATCCACTTCCTCGTCACCCAGCTTCACCTTCACGTCCACTACGGTCTCCATAGGCTGAGGAGTAAAGCCGTTGTTAAAGGTAGGATATTTCGTCTGAGGATTGCTTACTGAAACCACCTGACCGATTCGCAAGTTCGGGTTCTCGCCCTTGTCTAGGACATAGAACAAAGAGTTAGTTCTTAAACCTTGAAACATAATGTAATCTCCTATTATCTATTCTTGTTAAACAATACCCGACATCATCTGTAGGGTGTTAGTATCTCTCTCAAACCAGAACTGATAAACACCAGTTCCCTGCACGTCTGCAACCGTCAATGGTTCACCATTATACTTGGTCACAGCCTGAGTACTTCCGTTGGTCTCGAAAAGGATAGGCAGCGTACCAGTCGTTCCAGTCGGAATAGCCTGCATCAGGTTCACGAAAATCGTTCCTCTGTAGCTGGCATTCAGGAAGGCGTGGTTTTTGAACGAGAAAACAACATTGTTGGTGTTCACAACCACGCCCGTAGAAGCGATAGCTGCCGAACCATTACGATTCACCCTTGTATATGGTCTTAACCAAAACATAGCAGCCTCCTTTCTTTAACCCCAGAATCCGTTGTTAGCAGCATTCAAACCATACAAGCCAGCCTGATAAGCTACGCAGTTAGGAACCGCAGTAAATGGGCTGTAAGGAGTAGTCACGGTCTCAGGCAACTTACACTTGATACCAGCCACCTCGTTCTGCAAGCCAGCCAATACCTGATTGATAGGAGCCACCGCCTGACCTACAATCTGAGAGGTCATAGCAGAAGACTTGAAGGTGCTGTTCTCCTCACGGAGTGCATCAATCTTGTTCTGTAACTCTCTCATTTCAGCTTGCTTCTGACCGTCAACGATGGTCTGAGTGCTATCCTTGATAGCGTTGTGCAAGTCACAAGTCTGTCTCTGAGTCTCGTAAGCTACGTTAGAGAAACCACGCTCCTGACCATTAGCTACGTTGTTGATGGCATTCTGCAAGGTTCCAGTCTGCTGGCAGATAGCCAAGCGGTTCTCGCAACAGCAGTTTGCAATTTGCTGAGCAATCTGCATATTACCCTGCTGCAAGGCATTGATAGTCTGCATACCGCTCATACCAACCTGATTACCTACACTCTGAACCTGAGAAGTCAAGGCAGAAATAGCACTCTGAATCTGACCTTCGGTGCAGTTCAACTGGGTAGCCAAATTGCTGAGTGCATTGCGGTTACCACCGATGGCATCCATCAGGAGACCACGACCATAGTCATTGTTAATCTCGTTAGCGAGACCACCACGACCATTATTGCCGAAACCACCCCAGCCGTTACCTCCAAATCCCATAAGGAAGAGGAAAATTACCCAGATAAACCATCCACCTTCGCCACCGAAACCATTGTTTCCCTTCATGGCAAGAAGGACATTTGGGTCAACACCCTGCTTCTGGAGCAGAGGCGCAAGAAGACCGAGCATCCCATTGTTAGATGTTGAGCCTTCGTTTCCGAATACATACGTTTTACTTTCCATATTATCCTGAAATCTTTTTTGTTAAACACTAAATTATGATTCTCACTTTGTAACGTTACGAGCACAAAGATACGAATAATATGGATAGAGATAGATAAACTCGTAAAAGATTATATAAGTGTTTGATGAGCAAAGATTTATGGTTACGGAAAAGGTCATAAATATACAGGAGGGGCGATTGGGTCTCTCCTATATATAATAAGATGTTGCTGTTTCTAGAGATTTATACCGTACTTTCGTGATAGCTTGCGGAAGAAAGCCTTCTTGTTGGCAAAGTATCGGATGAGCGACTTATTCCACTTTTTTCATGCCCGAACTGGTCGTGGATGCCTTCGGGTATCTTGCCATCGTGAACATACTTCTCGAAGGAAGAGATAGATTTGCCCATTTCGTGAGCACACCAGCCCTTGTTGGCTTGTGTATCATTCATCATGGCAGTAAGAAGTGCCACAAGTTCCATATCTCCTTCCGACAGACCGCAAGGGATAGGCTTGCCCTCTGCTTGGGCAACTGCTGATTCATGTGCCTTATCTGCGAGAGCACGAAGTCCAGCTTCGATGATGCTGTAATTTACTAATTGCGACATAAGCATATAAAATTAAAATGAGTGTAATCAGGAACATATCACAATAGTACATATTGTTTGTGATAACGATAGAGCCGAACATGATGTGTATTACGTTGACTCCTGCTGAATATAAGAGCGGTATTCTCCACTCCACGCACAATCTGTGCAATACCTGACCTTTCCAAAGAGAAATCGGGTAAAGAATGTAAGTGATGAAATAGAAGAACCAGATAGGTTCCTCGTTCTCTTCATACCACAGCGTTATCTCCATCTTGTTGTCGTAGAACTGAGATACACTATACCATCTGAAAAGCATGACCAATATAGGCGCATACTTGAAATAAAGCAAGTCCGTCTTAATCTTGCTGCGTTCAGGAAGTAACTTAGTTATCTCTCTAAACAAATTCCTGACCCGTTGGTCTTCATCTTCTTCTTTTCTCATAAGCCATTTTTTCTAAAAGTTTATATGATTGAGGTTCTTTTACTTATTTAATAAAAAATCTTAGAGTTGGCAAATATAATAATAAATTAGGAAATAGCTACATTTATACACAACTTTAAAAGTTAAACTTTATAAATATTTACAGATTGATAGATTCGCACAAGAAATAGGGGTAAAAAGTTTCAGATTGAAAGCAATTATCCCCCGAAAGCATAGCACTTTCAGGGGATAGTCATATATGTATTACTTCTTAGCCTTTGCCTTCTGGTTAGCCACAACCACCTTGTTAGCCTTCTCCAGCACGGAAAGAATCTTCTTTCTCAGGTCACGAATCTGCTTCATGTCCTCAGCGTTGTAGGCATCCTTGCCATCATCCAAGAAACCTTTCTTCAACTCGGAAATCTCCTGCTTGTCAAGGGAAATCTCGTCAATGGCATCAATGGCAGCCTTGTTGTTGTTGTAGTATCCATCGCTCTGACTAGGAGCCGTATCAACCAATAGGTCATAGGAAGTCTTGAATCCGTTCAGTTTGGTGTAGAGTTGTTTCAGCTTCAAGTCCTCGAAATCATCCTTCGGAGTAGCATGAGCCTTGTATATATCCTCGGCATTCAACTTGTGAGGTCTATACTCCTCCCCACTCTCCTCAGCACGTTCCTTCTTCTTGTCTTCCTCATACTTCTTCACCTTCACATCATCCTGCTTGTACTTCTTATACTCCTCTGAGCCGTAGAACCGCTCCAGCATTGAGTAATCGCCATCCACCTTAGCTTGTTTCTTCAACTTGCTCAGGGTATTGGCTGCACGGTCGTGGTTCTCCTTCATATTCCAGAACTCATCACCTTGTTTCTTAGTAACCGGTCTATCATCAGGATTGCTGACGAACTTACTGAATAATGGAATATCAGCCACCTTAATTTCCTTCGGGTCATTGAGCGACTTGGTAAGCAAACCGAGCACCTGACTGCCCATGGTGTAAGCACCACCGAGATAAGAAGACAATACATGGTCAACCACAGCAGGGTTATTCAGATTGTATCTTGGGTCACCGAAAGCATCAATGCTGTTCTGCTGCACATCTTGATAGTCGTTTCCGATTGAGTTAACCATCCTTGATGCACGTACCAACCAATCAGGAGTGCCCACGTATGCCTTGGTAAAGTTAGGGTCATACTTGTTATACTCTGTCTCCTTGAATAATGGCTTGCCAGTAAAGTCAACATTGAAAGCCAACTCAAAAACTGGGCGAATAGCATTCGGCATCAGACTGACCGCAATATTGCCATCATATCCAGTAGGGTCAAGCGGAAGCATATCCACTACCTGACCAAGCAAGTCTTCTGCATACTGGCTCCAACTCTCCTCTGCCAACTCGCCACCCATCATCTTGGATGCAATCATATCGCCTACTCCATAGAAGGCACGGAACTCCTGAGCAAGCGGAATCTTCACGAACTCATGAGTAGTAGGAACCCACATAATAAAGTTGTTTCGTCTATCCCACTTGGTGAACTGCCAGTACTTCTTTGATATGTCTTTGTACCAATCCTTATCATCACCATCTCCACCCAAAAAGGCAGCACCCAACTGCATTAGAGCGACATTAACAATAGGTACGAGTACACCACTCGCCAACCACGATGCAGTAACAGCCGTGAACTTGAAAGGATGATGCTTGGCAAGCGCACCCAAGGTCTGCAAACTCTGTACTGCTGGGTTGATGAAGAGATAGAGATTTCTAATAGTCTGCCAGCCATGTTCGCCAGTACCCTTGCGGTTGAAGTTCAGGGTCACGTCCTTGGCATCATTCACAGCCTCATCAATGGAACGTCCATACTGAATAGAGGTCATATAAACCGCAAATCGGTTACTATCCTCAATTGCTCTATTCAGGAACTCGATACTATCCATGATGGTGTGCCCTACCTTAACTGGGTTCGCCTTCCATCTATCCAAATCCTTCAAGTCATTCTTGAATTTCTTCTTCAAGTCTTCCACATCAAGCGAAGAGACAAAGCCAGTCTCGCCACCATTCATCATGAAGTCATAGAACATCTGTTCCTTTGGTGTAGCGTTTCCGTTGTTTACCTTATCTCTCAACTTTCCGTTCTGAAAATCTCTCAGCATGAATCCGAGATTCCAAGAGGTTGCGAGATTCTTTCTGAGCAGATAGTTGTACTTTGCATCCTCACGGATAGCTGTAGATGCCAGCGTCATGGTCAGGTCTCGGAAGTAGTTGGAAGGAATGAAGAGAGGTGAAAGACTGGTATAGGCAGCAGCCATCTTTCTGCCCAACCAAGCAGCAGCCCTATCAAGTTTACCGCTCTGAATCTCTCTTACTCGGTGTGCTCTGGTATTGTTCATAGCCTGAGCCAACTGAGGGTCACCATTCACGTAGATAACATACTCCTCGCCATCCTTCATCACTCGCACCTCATGTTCTCTCTCTTCGCTATGAGTCTGAGGATAGGCTATGTTCAGTCCGTCTCTCTTCTGAGTAGCATCGCCAGTCTGAGCCATCTTCTCCATCCTCTTCTCGAAAGCATCAATGGCAGCCTTCACCTGATTGCTATCCATCTGAGAAGTAATCTGAGGTGTAGCAGGAATCCACTCCTCGTTGCCGTTGGCATCCGTACTCTTCACATACCAAGCCTTGCTCAGTGTCAGCAGGGAAGTTGGATGATTCTGAGCCAAGAGCATCAGGTGTTGTTTCACCCAGTTCTTGTTGTTCAGCAGGATTCCACTCTCTGCCATATTCTCGATGTAGGCGATAGGGTCGTCAGCGATAGAGGTTCGTCCGTGTGCCTTCTTCAAGGTCTGATTGAACACACCCTTGCCACCACCGACATAGTCCCATACTTGGTCGGCAGTAGTGCCATCCCAGCCACGGAGAGGAATATAATGGCTATACATATCTCGCACATACTGATAAGTATCTTTGCTCATCATGCCAGCCTTGTAACCATCACGGAGAATCTTCTTGGTAGCCGCATTTGTTGCATCCCAGAGGTCGTGGGTCTCAGTTACATACTTACTCTCAATATCCTTTACCAGTTTGTAGGCAGCTTCCTCAAAGTCTGAACCACCTAATAGCTGAGACAAGCCTGAGTAATCAGAGACGATACCATTCTCATCATAGCGATAGTCCATATAAGATGGAGAATATTTCGCCCTTAGTGCATTGTCTCTCTGTCTCCAAGTAGTGAAATCTACTCTGCCAAACTCTAGGTCGCTATCATTAATGATACGGTTCATATCGCCCTTGTAAGCCTTGTATGCTGCACTTCTCTGAGCCACGTCCTCAAAGTCAGCATCCAGAGACATCTTGAAAGCCATCTGGGCATCACGCTCCAAGCCATGCTTAGCCATCATGTAGATACGTACATTATCGTAGCTATCACCCAGTATCTTCTTCATCTGATGATAAGCCTTTCTCAATGGCTGCAAGAACTCATTGTTGTACTCCTCAAACTCGTTCTTTCCCTTGCCGTGACTGCGGTTCTCGGCAGTATAGGCATCCTCGGCCATGTTCAGACGGTCAACACCCACTTCCTTCATGATAGCTTCCTGAGCCTTACGGATAGCCAGCATACTATCTTGGAAGGCGATACGTTTGAGCACAGAACCACGCTGCAACTCTCGGTTGAACTCTCCAAGGGCAGTATCATCACTCAGAAGATGCTGCTCGTAGGTTGGAGCAGTCTTCCAAAGAGCCATCTGCTTGCGGTACTCATCCACTCTCTTCAGAAAGTCAACGGCACTCTCGCCAGCGTTACGTTGTGGGATGGTTGGTCGCTGTGCATCCTTAGGCAGATTATTATCCTTCTTCCACTGGTTCAGGTCATGCTCAAACTGGTCGTAGCGCAAGGAGAACTTGGTATTGCCATCATCAGGAGTAGTTGGGCGCAAGGTGTTCTGTAAGAGAGGAGCAATCACATGTTCCGTCAACTGGGTAGGGATTCCGTTGCCGATGATGGTATGGCTCAGATTTTCAGAGAATGGCATCTTGTAATCATCGCTCACTCCTGATACTCTTGCGAGCACTCTTCCCATGGCACGATATACCTTACCATCAGGCATCACAATCACATCACCACTCTTCGTTCTGAGTGTTGGCAGCAGTTCATCAGCGAAGGCATGAGGAATCTTTCCGTCAGCATAGGCACTACCCATCACATACAATGGCTTGTCAATGTTTCTCCAGTCAATGCCATCAGCCTTCAAGCGAACGTCCATCCAGTTAGCCACACCATTCTTCTTCTCGGTCAGGGTCGGGATAATATCAGCCACAGCTTCATACCATCCACTTTTGTGTGCCATCTTCTCAGGCTTGGCAGGAAGTTTACCATCACGAACCGCACGGACAATCAATCTCTCTCGGTTGGTGTAGCCGCCATAGTCAGCAGCGTTATACACATCTGCATCCCAAGTATAGCCGTTGGAATCAAGCGCATCCGTGATAATCTTCATCGCTTCCGAATCCTTATAGCCCTTCACATTCTCAATGGTCACCACCTTTGGTTTCACAGCATTGATAAACTCGGCAGTACTAGCAGCAGTCTCCTTGTCAAGTTCCACCTCAGCATGGTTACTCTTTGCCTGAGAGTAGTTCTTGCAGACTGGGCTGGCATGGAAGTACTCCACCTCGCCATCTATCTGCTTCACCAACTCTCTTGGGTCAACATCACGAACATCAGCAGTAACGATGTGCTGTCCGAAGTTGTTGCGATATACACCGCTTATCTTCTCATCATACTCAACTGCCAAAACTGGGTCGATGATGCCCTTCAAGCCCTCTTCAACCAGTCCTCCACCACTAAAGTAGGTTCCAGCCTTAATGAGAGTGCCATCCTTCAGGGAGAACTTAGGTTCCTCGCCAGCAATCTCTGCCTTGCGATTCTCGCCCAGAGCCTGAGCAATATGAATCATCTTCTTGTTAGCCATCTTCCAGCCGCTCGGCATATCCTCAATAGCAGTCTTGATAGCATCATCCACCTCATCAGGAGTGTTCAGACTCTTCAAGTCCTCAGCCATATCAGCCGCACCACTCTCCTTTCCGTCAGCCATATCACGGAGAGAGAAACGAATATCATTCTTGCGAGAATTGAAACGCTTTGAAGGAGGTATCACGTTGCCTTTGTTATCATAAGTAATGAGGTCATTCAGCTTACGATTATTCTTGGCATTCTTATATCTGTATTCCTTACCATCATCAAAGCCGAACTCGTTAGCATCATTGCCATCCCACCATAATTGATTTGCAGAAACTTCATCTTCAATGATACGATATTTTCCATACAACCTGTTATCACCGTGCATTTCAGCATACTTCTTTGAAGGAGTAACCCAGTCACCATTACGCAACTTTCCTTCCTTTACAGAAGTAGGAACGGCACGATAAACCTTAACCTTAACATCTTTCTCGCCATTCTTAATGGCATCAAGTGCATTCTTTATAACATGAGCAGACTCCAATCCATAAGCAGTATTGTTCATATACGCTCTTGGATTGTCGAAATAATCATCAGGCTGCAAACTATAGCCTAATGCAATATCTTCCAAGTTTACATCAGGAGAGTTTTCTATGTCGGCTCTTCTTGCCTCATCTGACTCATATTGAGGATTTGATGGAGCAGCCCACGCTCCCTGACCTTGGTAATCGCTATCAACGTCACCATAACCCTTGCGTCTAGCTGATTCATCAAGCATTTCCCTTGCCGTTGATTCATCATTATTAGCAATGGCATCCATATAACGCTTATCAAGTTCATCAGTTGGAATCAGAGAGAGTTCATCCAGATGTTTCTGTCTCTTCTCTTCCTCTTCCTGCGCTCTTTTTCTTGCAGCTTCCATAGCATTGCGCTCAGCTTCCACCTGCTTTCTTTGTTCCTCAATCATTGCATCAAGGTCACCAAAGTTCTCTTTCAAGGATTCATTTACTGGCACGGTGTACTTCATAAGTTCCTTAAATGAGGAAATCTTGTCTTCATTTGCCTGCAACAAATATCGTTTGATGTTTGCTCTGGCACGTGCTGCCTCAGCAGTAGAACCTTTCTCTACAGCATTCGCATACATAGCAACATCATCCTCATTTACCCCAAATTTTTCTGCAACACTCTTAATCTTCTCATCCTTCAAAGAGAAACGAGGTTCCGCTACTGCCTTAATCTGTTTATCTAAGTCTTTATACTTATTAAACAGACTATCCAACTCATCCTGATACTTCTCGAAAGATTTACTTCTCAAATTATCCCAAACATCATAAGGAATATCGTTTTCAGAAGACAAACCATGCTCGTCCATATACTCCTTCATCAGTTGCTTGTTGTATTCAACACGCTCTTCGCTCTTTGATTTGTAGACATCCTCTACTTCCTTCCGTTCCTTTCTCAATCCGGCAGTCTTCTCTCTGTTAGCCTCACGTTGCTTGAAAGCCTTATATCTATCCTTATAAGTAATAGACGATGGTTCGTCTTGCTTGTATTCATGATACTCTGCACCGCTTTCGTTGTCGGCATTTTTGTTTGCCACCACATCAGGAGCATTGAACTCGCTAGGAACATCACCCTTCACCTCATTCACTTGGTCAGCAAAAGGTCGGTCAAGGTCAAAGAGTTTGTAGTTACCCCAAGCATCCTTATACACATCATCCAACTCGTTATGGACTGCCTTATTATAGAATCGTCTCCATCTATCAGCCAACACTTTCTTCTCGTAATACTGATGAGAGTTTGAAGGATTGCTCATATCCACTAGAGCATACTGAGAAGACTTGTTAGGACGGAGTTTGAAAGCATATTCATAAGCATCCTCAGCCGCTTTTCTCTGCTGCCCATTCTTGATTGAGAACTTCAAAGAAGGATGATTCAGGAACTCATCGAAAGTTTTTGGAGCCTCAACATCAACTTTTTCGCCATTTCCCTTGGTAGTTTCAAAAGAATTGATTATATTTGCAGCAGATTTAAGCTCTTCATCTGTTATTGTGGTTCCAGCATGGGGCTGGAGGGCCTCGATAAAGTGAAGGGCTTTTTCTTTGTCAACGTTACTGATTCTTCCGTTGTTTATCCAATAAACAATACCTCTTTCTTCCTTTGGATATAAAGATGTTATTTTGTTTACTTCTAGTACAACACCACCTTTTCTATGCTGTTCAACCGCTCTTACTGCCACGATGAAGTTCTTTCCATCTTTCTGTAACTCGGTTAGCACAACATGGTCATTAGCAGTAGTACTATTAAATACAGCAATCGGTTCAGCCAAAGCCATTGGCAAGTTTATCAAGTCGCTAGCAGCAAAAGGATGATTGTTTTTGTACTTATCACCCGACTTACGAATAAACTTATCAAAGTCCAGTTCTATTTCCGCATCAGTAATTCCACCAGCCTTCAAGAAGGAACTAGAGCGACCCAAGTGAAGAATCTTATCCTTTTGGTTAGGATTCTTCACTAACTCATCTAATCTCTGATTGAAAGCATCGTTTACCTTCTTCAACGAAAACTTATTGTTACCAACTATCTTTGCATCATCCTCATTAAATATCACATAGTTCAAGTCACCTTTTTTCGCTCCACCCCATATCGTACCAGCATAATACTTGATACCTGTAAAGCCGAGTGAAGATAGGAAGTTGCTAGATGCCACAAAACTGTCACGTTCCTCAAACTTTGTTCCATTCAACGCATAATACAACAGACCATTGTAAACATCGCCAAAGTTTTTGTCAAGTGAGTAACCATTGCGTACCAACCTATCAACATCAACACCTAGTTTCTCCAAACCTTCACGAACAATCTTCTTTTGCTCCTTATTCATTGGTTTGTTCCAATCAAGGTAATTGTTGCCAGTATCATCAGGTATCTCTACCTCGTATCTGTTAGCCTTGGCACGTTTCAAAGAAGGAATATCTTCCTCTGTCAAGCCCTCAAACAAAGACTTCAACTTATCGAAATCAGCCAACTCCTTCTGTGCTGCATTTTTTTTCCACTCTGGCTTAGTCTCGTCATTGACGATATTCTCATCCTCCTTGATAAGTTCATCCATTCTGTTAAAAGTTTCCTTCTTTGACTTAGCGAAAGAACTTCTCACAGCATTATCAATGAATCTACCGAACCAATTATCACCATTCTTGATAGCCTTGAAAGCCTTTGGAGTCTTTATCTTCTTTACCTTAGCTTTCAGAGCATAGGATGCACCGATTTTAGCCGATTTAGTCACGTAAATACCATGACCGAAAGTTTCTGAGCCTGCACCTTCATAGGCATGTGAAGTATCAAAGCGGTCAAAGTTCGCTCCTGTTCCGTGATAAGTCTTCAACGAGAACTTGGTGTGCTCTGTGATTTTCATATCCTCAGGCTTGAAGATAACATAGTTGGTATCGCTTTCCTTTGCACCGCCAAAGATAGTACCAGCCTTATACTTGATACCAGTGAAGCCAATAGAAGACAGGAACTTACTAACTGCACGACTAGCATTTACATCTTTCCACTTCTTTGTTTTTCTTAAAGCATACATTAGAAAATCATAGGAATTACCGCCAAATGAACCATCAAAAGAAAAACCACGCTTTTTAAAGTCGGCAAAATCTATTTTTAATCGCCTTAATTCTTTAATAATTGTATTCTTCTGTTTATCTGTCAAAGGAGCATCCCAATCCAGATAGTTGCTACCATTATCATCAGGAATATCCACATCATAGAGATTTCCCTTATACTTTTTAACACGGATATTTCTAGGAGCAAGTATGAGTTCTGCTGCATCTACTTTGTTCTGATAACCACTCCTTATACTACCATAAGTACCTTTAAGAAGGTCTTTAAAATAAGCGTAATCACCTTTTCGCAATATGCTTTTAGCTTCTGATACACCATATTTTTCAAGATTATACAAGAAATCATCAAGAATATTAGCGTTGTCTATACCTACCTTATCCAACAAAACAGAGCGCAAATCATCCTCAGACATTTCCTTACCATTATAGACGTAAGTAGGCTTTTTACGTGTCAACTCTACATAGCTTTTTCCTATCTCTTCCGATGAAGTAACATAGCCACCCCAACCGAATGCTTGTGAGCCTGCACCCTCGCCCATGTGGTCGAAGTCAAACTCTGTGAAGTCAGCACCGCTACCATGATATACCTTCAACGAGAACTTAGGAGCAGCAGCTATCTCCTGATTGATGCTGTTCACAACATCATCAGTAACAATATCGCCCTCCTGAATCTGCTGAGGTTCACGACCAGCGTTCTTCACAAGTTCCGCTTGCTCTGCTCTGGTCAAGATACGGTTCACCTTCATCGCACCAGTAATCACCCAAGGGTCAGTCTCAGGGTTCGGGTTGGTACGATACATATAATATCCATCAGTAGGCAGATGTTTCAAGCCAGCCAATGAATGCTGATACTTGCCCGATGGATTGATACCCTCTTGGCGAGCTTCCTCCTGATAATCTACATCAGCAGCATACTCCACCTCAGCGAAGACGAAGTTCTTAGGGAAGAGAGTCTTGTTTCCATCAGCATCCTTGCGATTGAACTGGATAGCGTAAGGCACGACACCAAGATGCCAGCCTGGTCTATAGGCTAGCTTACCGCTACCCCCTTGTGTTCCCTTACCGCCCTGCTTAACATGAGGTCTGCCAGTCTTGCTTTCTCCTGCAATAGGAGCCGCATCAGCATCAAGCCATACACCAACTGGAGTAGCAGCACCATCAGGGTTCGCTACCATTGGTGGATAGAGTTTGCCATCCTTTAGCACGAACACCTTATAGCCAACACCCTTCTTCTTAGGCTCAGGCTTTTGACGGAGAGAGAACGAAACATCTTCGCCAGTCTCAGAGTTCGTTACCTGACCATTGGCAGTATTCACGTAGGCTTGTTCGATAGAGCGGATGATGTTCTTGGTTACATCGTTATACTCAGTACCAAAGAATGCCAACTTAATCTTCTGCAATATCTCATGGATAGCAGCGAGCAGAGGATGAGACATCTTCATAGCGAGAGTGTGAGCCAAGTTGAGGTCACGAATCATTTCACCTACCGCATCAGCAACAACCTCCTCAGCATAGTAATCTCTAGCACGTCCAGAGAATCCAGCATCAGAATATCTCTTCATTGTCTCATCTACCGCCTTGTCGAAGGCATCAGAGCCATAGGTATCGAGCACAAGCTGAGTCAACTCATTGTATGCAGCAGGGTTCAGGTTCTTGATTTGGTGAGTCATTTCGTGACCGAAGATAAACTGAGCACCTTCCGTGATAGAAGAGTCAAGAGTGATGAAGATGGTACGATGAACGTTGCCATCGGCATCCTTGGTCTCCTGAATCCAGCCGTTACCCAACTTGTCCGAGTACTGCCATTGAATGTTAGCACCCATCATCTTAGCCAGTCTCTCGAAAGCCTTGCGAGTCTTCTCGCCCACGATATTGTCAACGACCTTCATATCATCCACCTTATTCTTCTCTACGTCAGCAGCACGCTCGGCAGTTGTCTGCTGCTTGCCATTCTCCTTGGCAGAGAAAGGAAGGTCAGATTCATCACGCTCTGCGCCTAAAGGATTCTCATCAGTAGCATCCTCAGGAACATTTATATTATCATTTATATTGTCATTTATCTTCTCATTATCCGTTTTATTAGACAAATCATTAGATTTATTATCCGATTCATTATCCAACTTCGCCTCTGACTTCGCCTTCAACTCAGCCTTTTCATCCGACTTCGCCTCCAACTCGGCCTCTGGCTCAGCCTTGTGCTGCTCAGCATAGGCTGCATTCTCCTGAGCACGTTTCTGCTCTTCAAGTATGTTCTCTGCCTGAGCAATGCGAATATTTTCAACAAAATTTCTTGCTTCCGATGCCTTGAAACCGCTATTGAGTACACCGATGAGAGCATTTCGAATATCCTGAGTATCTAAGGATTCAAGGTTGGATGGACGATTCTCCCATAGGCTGTGAACGAGCGCATCAATAGTAGTTCCCTTGCCATCAGCAGCGAGTAACTGAGTCTTAGCAAAGTCTTCTCTGCTCAATCCAGTCTCCTGCTTGACACCCTTGCTTGTCTCTGTTCCCTCATAGTTGAGAGAGTGAGCACCGAGATTGCTAGCCACATACTCCTCAGCAGTAAGCGGAGTTGTATCAGTAACGTCAATGCCAGTACTATCATACAGACGATGAAGGAGAGAACCGATAGTTTCTCTATAGAGTTGTGATACAGCCTCAGCATCATCCTTCACCGCACTCTTCAAGCGAGCGAACTTTCTTCTTGCCTTCTCAATGAGTTCCTTTCTACCCTCAGCAGTATCTTCCACCTTGGCAAGTTGTCGCTCATTATAAGCATCACGGATAGCGATAGCTGAGTCATAAGCCGCCTGAGCATCAGCAATAGCCTTCTCCTTGGCATCCTTTGCAGCCTTCTGTTCCACGAAAGTCTTGCCCTTCACGGTCATGTTGCTAGCCTTGTCGAGTGCCTTCTTTGCATCAGACACATATCCAGATACGATACTATCTGCATCCTCACCAAACTGATTATCATATAGCTCAGCAGTCTGTGCGGCAGTCAGCTTCGAGAAGTCAGGATTGCCATCCTCCAGCATAGGCACGATGGTTCCATCTTCAAGAGTAATGGCAGGAGCAGCAGGAGTCTGCTCAGTTGCAGGAGTCTCAGCAGATTCAGGAGCCGCGACCTCATTAACAGGAGCCGCGACCTCGCCCTCTATTGTCGGAGCTTCCACCTCTATCTCACCTCTATTCTCTCCACTATTATCCTCTATCATTGAGGATTCAGGCATAGCTTGTTTGTATTCATCGAGCGACATAGAAGAGATTGTAGCCACATCTTCTTTGTTCACAGCATGAGGAACAAGAGTACCATCACTCTTCAACTCAACTACCTTAGCTTTAGCACCAGCATCACGGATAAGGAATAATCTAGAGTCAGGGTATTTGGTATTACCATCCTTGTCGAGCACATCAACGAGCACCACGTTACCATTATCATTGAGAATCTGATTGAAGTCAAATGAAGGTTGAGTCTGCTCAGTCTCCTGATTCTGCTGAGCAGCACGTTCTTTCTCCATCTGCTCACGCTCAGCCTTGGCAGCTTCCAGTCTCTTCTGGTCTTCCAAGTCTTTCATCTGCTGCAAGTCTGCAAGCGAATAAGGATTCTCCACCACGTTACCATCTATAAAAATAGCAGCAGTACCATCACCATAGTCAGCCAACACTTCATAGGTATGTTCAGTACCATCAGTATCAGTCACATTGAACTGGGAGCCAACTTCAACGGTTCCATCAATGATGCCAGCCACTTCCTTGATAGCATTCTCTTTAGCATCAGATACCGCCTGAGCCTTCACATCATCAGCAGGGAGTTCTTCACCCAGTTCAGCGAACATCAACGCATCAGCATGTTCAACGCTATTGGTTGTCGGGTCATAATAGAGAATCATATCATCGCTATTGCTTACATCAATGGAGCCATCATCATGAGTAGCAATATTACCACTGATAATATATACACCATAGTCTTCCAAGCCGCCTGATGCTTTGATAGTAGCGTTACGAACAGAACCACGACTCTGGTCTGTGTACATATCAACTCTCTGTTCTGCCTGATGTGCAGCGAGGTCAACCTTATCTTGTGCATCATCAACCACACCTTGGTATCGGGCAGAAGACAACTGGTAGTCATAGATAGCTTGGTCAAGTTTATCATCCTGCCCAGTCAGGGATTCCAGTTCCTCGTAACTCATGGCAGATAGCTGCTGTTCAGAGATACCCAATGCTGCTGCAAGAGTCTTCATCTGGTCTTCCTGCTGAATCTGAATATCATGTTTGTCTGCATCATCAGCATCATGCCCCTCAGAATAAGCGTTGTCAATATCTGCCTGATGCTGCTCTTCAGGTGTTGTTGGTTCGTTGGTAATCTCCTTGGCATTCATTTCAGCAGTCTTGGCAATATTGTAGCCACGCATCTTCATCAGGTTGACACCATAGTTAACAGCAGCATTAATCTGCTCCTTCGTCATAGTATCTCTCTGTTTGAGAATATCAGCCAGCACACCACCCATCTGCTCGTTGGTTGCGTTTTCTATCTTATCCTTGATATCTGCCCAGTTATCGCCCATAAGGTTCTGTGCATCACTATCAGCCACGTTCACCTTGTTGCGGAATCGGTAGTACTGAGCACGATTGTAGATACCTTTTACTGGTCGGGAGCCAACACCCATAGCATACATAGAACCGACAGAGATAGCCATACCACCGATAATGTCGAGTTGCTGCTTAGCATCAAGAAGGTCGCTCACCTTACCTTCACCATCCAGCAGGGCATGAAGAGGAATACCAATCTCCTCCTCCATCACTTCCTCTGCAAAACCATTGATACCGAACTTCTCCATCCACTTCTTGGAATTGGTGTACCAGCCACTCTTGCCGATATTCTTGAAGAACTCAGCAGAAGCATTCATACCATGTTTCTCCATGAAGTTGACAGCACCCTTCTTGATACCATAGTTGTGACCGAAGAGTTTTTCAGTATAGTTCTCTACCATAGCAGAGGTCAGACCCTTATAGAGAGCAGTACCCATAGACTCGCCACCCTCATGCAGGAGATTTCCGTTTTCATCGAAAGTGCCAAACTTATAGTCACCCTTCTCATCCTGATACAGATTACCCAGATGTCGCTGCATGATGTCAGCTCCAGTCTTCAATGCCTGTTCTGTTCCAGCCATGGCATAAGAACCTATAACATCGCCAGCCACGATACCAGTATTCTTCAAGATAGCAGCACTCACCTTGCCCATGCCACGCTTAGCTGCAAACTTCAACGCTCCACGACTGATGCCCTTGGTAATGCCACCATAGCCGCCAGTCAGGAAGAAGTCAGCCATAAATGGGAGACTCTGCCCAGCAATCTTCGTCCAGCGATAGACGTTACCCATCTTCTCGTCTTCGAGAGCCGCAGCAGCATCCGCACCCAGTTTACTCTTCAATAGCATCTTATCCGAACCTGAGAGAGGAATGTTATTATCCATCTTTGTCTTGATACGCTCCATCTGCCCCATGGTAGCGAAGTCAGTCAAACCGAAATCCCAAGTCTTAGCAGTAAAGGCAGTATTGTCAAGAGCCTTCAAGGCATCCTCCCCCCAGCTACTTGTAGGATATTGTTTAACCGCCTCCAGCGCACCAATCTGCTCAGTAACCAGAGAAAGAGAGGTTGCCAACTTATTTCTATAGTCACTCTGCTCAGCAGTTCTTCCGTTACTTGCACCGATACTAGCACCATAAGAGAGCAAAGGATTGCCGTGTTGACGATTATCCTCAGCGATAAGAGCCTCAATCTCCTTCTTTCGGGCATAGGCATCAGCCAGCTTCTTGTCAAACTGCTTTTGAGCACCCTCCTCAGTAAGGTAGGTTCCATTCTTGCCGATGTTCTCCTGCAAGTCATAGTTACCTTTCTTGTCACGAACATCAAAGGCAGATGGTATCTCACCAGTATCTACCGCTTCCTGATATGCAACATCCTGTGCTTGACTCTGCTCAGCTTCTGGAAGAGAATAAACATTCTCATTGTCCGAGGTAACGTATGCCCCAGTCTTGCCAGTCTCAGGATTGTAAGCAAAATCATCCTTCACCACATTGTTTGCATCACCACCATAAGAAGTCTGATGTGTACCCAAGTTTACACGACCGAAATCCTTCTGCTGTTTCTGCTTGCGTTGTTTCAGTCTATTGTATCTGCCAGCATTGTTCATTGTCTGCTGAGCACTAGCCGAGATAGCTGCTGCCCCAGCAGAGAAACGAGCACGGTCAGCAGCACTCATAGGAACACTACCGCCCTTCGCTCTAGATGAAGTCTTACTACGTGGTTCAAAGAGTGCAGAGTAAAAACGCTCATAAGTAGATGGAACATCAAAGTTCTGAGCCTTTAAGTTCTCATAGATAGCGTGTCTGTTATCCGCGCCACCTTTTCCGTCTCTTGTCAGAGCACTCTCAAACTTATTGTAATCATCAGGCACATCATAGTTCTGTGCTTTCAGATTCTTGTATAAAGTGTATAATGGTCTTTCTGCCATGATATATATATTTGTTTGTTACCAAATTCTTGTTACCAATTCTGTTACCATTTTACGCCAGTCTTCTTCTTTCCACCATTGTTGGATGATGAAGTATGGTTCTGTTTACCCTTACCATGCTTACGCTGATAGGCTATCTTCTGAGCCTTCTTTCCTGCTGCCGTTTTAGGAGAGTAGCCCATCTTCCGTACTTCCTTTGCAGCCTCAGCCATACCCTCAGGGTCTTTTTCCATCAAATCCATATACTCATCAACCTCTCCTGAGTAGGAGCCTTTTCGAGAACTGCCACTACCCGACTTGTTGGCACGCAAACGACCAGTCTCAGCATTCATACGTTGTATGGCCTCTTGTGCTTGCCAATGAGAAATCTGCCCATCAGCCAGAGCCTTCTTGATAGCCAAGACAGCCTTCTTGTAATCAGCATCAGTCTGATACTTCATCTTCGACAAGTCAAGTCTTCTGTTTCCTTGGTCTATTCTCTGCTGCCCTTGGTCATTCTTCACCTTGTTGATTTCGTTCTGCATATCGTGATACCTCATCTGCTCAGCGAGAGTCAGGTTATTCTTCCGAGCTTCCTCGTCAAGAGCAAGTGCCCTCTGATACCCAGCCAACCACGATGCCCGATTTTTTTCTCTCTGAGCATCCATATATGCCTTGCGTTTGTTAATCGCCTTAGTCATATCCGACTCAGGATTGTGTACCACCTTGGCACCATTGGTAGCGAAGTAGATATTGGATAGCGCACGGAGACCATCACCCAGAGCAGCGATACGAGCCTTGGTACGCTCCTTCTTCTCTCTGTTCGCCCTCTGCTCGGCAGTCTCATTCAGTTCAGGATTCAGCATCTTATACATATCAGCATAAGACAACTGCTTAGGCAGAGGTTTCGACTCCTCCTTCTTCACGATGGGAACGGATGGTTTATCCTCCTCATCATTAGGAGCACTCTGATTTACATCTACCCCATTGGCGATGGCTTGTTGAGTAGCGATAGTCTTCTCTCTAGCCGCCTTCATCGTAGGTGTTTCATTCTGAGGAGTAGCAGCATTCATCTGGTCAACCTTCTTTCCAGCCGCATCAAGTTGCTGCTGGGTGAAGACTGGAGCCTGAGTCTGTGCCACCTTCTGAGCGGCATCCACCCCACTCTGCTGCTTGTTGAGCACACTCTGTGTAGTCTTCAAGCCATTGTTGTTTCGTAACATATCTGATGCTTTCATAGGCTATGCTTTAATCTTCTTTGGCGCATTGTCACCAATCATATTGTTCAAATCATTCACTACTTGCTGCTGGGTAGGAGCCGCACCCACCTTTGCATCCAACTTAGCCATTTCTGCATCGGTAGGCATTTCCACGTTAGGACGAGCCACCTTACTCTTACCAGCACCACTATCAAGCGTTGCAGCGATATTGGCAGCAGTACCAGCCACACCTGCCACCGCATTGGCAGTATCAGCAGCCTTCTCAGCTTCCATGCCCATCTGTTGGTTCTGCAACTGGTTCTTTCTGTTCATATACTGCTGTTCGATGTTATCCTTTCGGGCATCATTTGCAGCTACAATCTGTGAGGTAGTATCAGCAAGAGTCTTGTTGTTCGCCTCCTTTACCGCAGTAGTAGAATCGTCTGTACCACCCATTACCGCTTGTCTACCCTTGGCAGCCTTGTTGCGGTTCTTAATCTGCTCCTGCATCTGTGTGAGCAAGCGAACCGTATCAGCACGCTTGGTCGGGTCGGCATTGTATGTTCTGTCATACCATGCCTGATTTTCTCTCTGTTGCTGGGCAATCATCTGCTCCTGCTTACGTCTCGCCTTGCGGTTAGCTATACCGCCAGCAATACTACTTGCAAGCCCAAGCCCAGCACCTATTAATGCACCTATCATATATATGAAAATTTAATTATTAATAATGGTACAAAGATACAGATACCATCCGAGATTCGTATTTTATCCGTTTATTTAGGTGGTAAGTTAACGGATAAAGTTTCCGTTTGCCAACAAATTACTATCTTTGCACCAAAATAGTTAAAACAATGGCAGCAGATAGAAACACAAAAGGTCAGTTCGAGAAAGGTCGGGCAAAGACTGGAGGTAAACAGAAAGGTTACGAGTCTCCTATCACAAAGGAGTTTCGTGAGTTGTGTGCTGACTTTTCTAGAGAGGCTTGGGATGATTTTATGGCAGCATGGTATAAGTGTGAGCCGAAGGATAAGGTTGCGACCTTCATCAAGATTTTGGAGTTCAACTGCCCTAAGCTACAGACCGTCACTCTTGACGATAAGCGTGAGGTTCACAATGCCCTCACCGAGAAGTTGAGACAGATGTCAGAAGAGGAAGGATAAAATATAATTCATAAGAAGAACGTTTGTTTTTTTCATAGGTTTTTGGTTTATAGGTTTTAAGATTGTTAGGATAACGAAATAGGGAATGCGTGAGCACTCCCTATTCTTTTATTCACAATCAGCGACCACCTCTCGCTCTTCTATCCCCAACCATATCCGTCTTGGAACCACGATTCACCGATGATGGTTTATACCTGATTCCTGATTTGGTATGTGAAGCATCCATGCCCTTGCGAGAAGCTGCCCCATACTTTTTATCGTGGGCAGCGTTATGCCGAGCCAATTCCCTACGCTTAGCCTTCTGAGCAGGAGAAGACTCGAATTTGGTATCGTAGGCAGCCTTCCGTGCCCTAGCTGCTGGGTGCGTTCTGTAGTATTCAGCAGATGAACTAGTCATTGGCAATCTCCCAATCGTCTGCAAGAACATCACTAGATGATGCTGTCCAAGAATCTGCAACACCAGACTTCTTAACGAGAAGCAACTGGTTGTTATAGTTAATGCAAGGATTCTCACGATTCATCAAGATGTCCTTGACCGCCTGAGGAAGAGACTGCATATTAGGGATAACATCAGCACCAACATGAGAAGGAACTTGCTTAACTACAAACATACCCTTTCCATTCCAGCCCTTACGTCTAACCGCAAAACCTAATTTCAGAGCATTAACAGCCCCACCGATACTCATTCCAGTGCAAGCACATGACGTTCCTTCGTCATCAGGAAATAAACCCATATCCTTCATACGTGCAGTCAAAGCAATAAAGTACTTATCCATACCCAATGCTTGCTCCTTCATTAATTTAAACTGATAGTCACCAACTTTCTCACGGAAACCATCCATACACAAGGCTACATTAAGTTTTCCTAAACGTTCTCTCAACTCATTGTGCTCTTGGCACATTCTTTCTTTAAAATCATCCATAAACAAAATAATTAAATTAATATATCTATCTCCAATAAAGTTCACGATGTTCCTTCTTCAACAAATCCCAAGTTACACACCACCAATCATTCGGACTCGCTTTAAGATACTCTTCAAACTCATGGAAGTTATCTTCGTAAGTAAGATGAGGATGAGAATTAGTCTTGAACTGATGCACACACAGAAAGTCTGCATGATTGCCACCATAAATGCTTAGCGGCATAACATCTTTCGCCTGATGCCATACCTTGTTGAGGTCAATAAGGTCAGCCCCATCCAGTTCCTTCAGGACATTATCAATCTTACCCAGCACACGATTCAGGACTTCTGCCCTATCCGTTCCACCCTTAGCAATTAACCAATTAGCATCACTCAGGGCACTTCTAATCAACATATCAAGTTCCATAAGCCAAAATTTTAATGTCTTTTCGATTTCTCGATGTTATATTGTTCACAAATGTCGCAATATGCGCCATAAGCCAAGTTATCAACCATTTCGTTGTACTTGTCACCATTGTGACCTTTCACCCAGTGAAAAAGAACTCCTGCCAAATGAGCAGAGCATTTCTTGTACAACTCATAGAGGTCAGGATTCTTCATTGGTGGAGTACTCTTCCCCAACACAAGTATGCAGTACTGGCTATCCGTATAAATATCAAGATAAGCACCATCTGGACAAGACTTAGCTGCACTAATGATAGCAAGCAATTCCATACGATTGTTTGTTGTCTGTAGTCTGCCATGATTCTTCATCTTGACAATCTCTCCATCCTTCAATACGATGTAAGCAGAACCTCCTGCCTTATACTTGGAATGGTTGTCACAACTTCCATCCGTATAAGCCACATAGTTCATGCCATTATCAGGAAATGGCTCAACTGGGTCGAAATTTTCCGACTTTTCAGCCAATTTTTCTCTGATTGCTCTAGAGAATTTACCTTTAGCGTTGAACACACCAAAGTTAGCATCTGTGAGAATCATCCAGTTTACTGGTTCCCCTCCATTTGCCTTCTTCCACTTCCTTTCATCAAGATAATCATAAAGACTCTTGATGTACTCATCTGTTCCATAGTTCTTCGATATACAATATCTCTTGAACTTCTCATAAGTAGGTTTATCCATAACTAATTGTTTATTATATATTTTCTTTCAATGTAGGTTACCAAAACAAACATCTAAGCAATTAACAGAAAAATCCGTCAGGGATTCCTCCAATACTCATGTCTCTCTGAATAACCTTTTCACTCTGCTTGCCATAGATAAGATGCCTGAATCCATCGGTCACCGCCCTATTAGCGATAGAGTAAGTACAAGCAAGAACTACAAATCCAAGAGTGCCGACAATAAAGTCTGCCTTGGGTTTTCTCGTTCTCAACAAAGTTCTCTTCGTTTCTTCCTCATTCCTGATGTCAAAGGAATGCTTCTCGGCAAGAGTAGAATTAATCTTACCACTGGCAATAAGTCTTTTCTTTATTCTCGAAACAGAACTACTACTTGTATTGAGAGCCTTCTGAAATTGCTTTATTGTGATAGCTTTACCTTTGGCACCGACCTTTTCACCCTCAGGTGCTTTCATACAACAGTCCTTATGCTCGGCAGCACAAATCTGAAATTCAAAAAGTTTCTCGTTTATAAGATTGAATAATTCCTTCAAGGTATAATCTTTTACCTCAAACTTACATACCATAGCACCACGATACTCACGACCCTTTCGAGTCCACTTTATCGTATTGTCACGGAACGAAGAGACAATAACCTTGTTTCCGTCTACCGAAAACAAAGCATCATCTTTCATGTCTTGAATAAGTCTTTCTGCTTTTGGTTTACCAATATGTAATCCTTTCCTCAATTTGTATTCCGTAACATTCCACATTACAGAATTGCTATGCTGCATCTTTATCCAAATAGCAACAGCAAGAAGTTCCTTCATGCTCTTACTTGAAGAGTATGCTTTCAAAAGTTCTATGGTTACATTTATATACTGCATAACATAAAAAAGAGTCCCAAAGTCTTGGTTGCAGCAAGAACTAAGGGACTCATATCTTGTAGGCTTACGCCTTGAAAGGAGGACTACTTTATCCAGCCAATCTGCAACATTGACGATGCAAAGATAGACGCAATTTTTGAAACTACCAAATGTGAAAAAATATGTAATTCGTTAATCTGTAAGATATTCAGATTTTAGGTATACGCTTGGTATGCAGTAGGCATACAAATGGTTACAAAGTTAAAGTAGGTTAAAGTATATTTGGCATTCAAGTTTATTTTGTTACCTTTGTAGCGAGTAAAACAAACGATTTAGTTTCTTTAACTCTTTTATGTTACTATTTTGTTACTCGATAAAAACAGACCATTCCTAATAGTATTGGTTATCAATAGGTTACAAAGTTCAAATAAGCACTCATAATGTTTTTGTATAATATGAGAAGGAGTGCTTGTGAAAGTACTCCTTTTATGTATTGGTTTACTACATGGCGATGCATTTTGTTCTATGTCACGACGCACAGACTTCTACATCGCCATGTAATTTCAAAGATATCGGGAGTTTTAAAAAAGCCTGTTA